GCTTTACCATTATGCCCCCAGAGTTACAGTTGTGATATTTGGTTTTGCTGCCTTTAATGCTGCTACGGCTGCTGTTACCTCAGCCGGCGGGCTTGCATAATCAGCGTAATCGTTGATTGTGATAGTTGCAGGTAGTGAGCCTGTGCGGTTAGTTAGTTGAGTTAACAGTGTAACCATGTCAGCACTTGACATTTTAGTTATGCGGTAGTTTGCAAGGTTGAATGTTACTATATTACCATTATTGCCTACATCTAATCCAGTCCATGCAATTGAGTCGCCTGACAAAGTCAAGTAAGTCAATCCAGTTGGCAATGAACCTGTATAAGTCCATGCGATTAGATTTCCGTATAAATACAAGAAAGTCAATCCAGTTGGCAATGCACCATTGTAAGTCCATGCGATTAGATTTCCAGATAAACACAAGAAAGTCAATCCAGTTGGCAATGCACCTGTATAAGTCCATGCGATTGAATTACCGTTCAAATAAAGGGTAGTCAACCCAATAGGCAATGCACCATTGTAAGTCCATGCGATTAGATTTCCTTCTAAAAGCAAGTAAGTCAATCCACTTGGCAATGCACCTGCATAAGTCCATGCGATTGAATTACCGTACAAAGTCAATGAAGTCAATCCAGTCGGCAATGCACCTGTTAGTGTTGACGTACCTGCAATGCGTAATTGTGTCAGCGCAAGTTTACCTATTTCTATGCTTAACCGTGCGGCATTTGTCGAACTTATCCAGCCATCTGTTGTGCTATTGCCTAATTCTATAACTTTGCCAGGCTTCGGAATATTCAACACACTTTCGCCAGATGGCGCTTTTAAATAGATAGTCCTGAGCGCACCTGTTGTTACATCCCACGTTGTTGATTCACCTAAAGTCCCGGCTGCATCTGTGTAAAAGCGTGCATTACCTGATGTGATTGTAAGCGTTTGATTTTCGCTGACTTCCAATCTCAAGGTTGACACACCTGCACCTGTGCCTGTAGATGTGAGTGTTGCATCGAGGCCTTGATTCAACAACGCACCGTACGTTATTATTAGTTGCAAGTTAATGTATGTCGCAGCCGTATTCGAATCGACGTTCATCATGAAATAATCGTTAGCTGAGACAGATGTTGTCCATCCAGTAAGAGTTGAACTAGAGTTTAGACGGTTGGACGATATTGAGGGTTTAGCTGATGCTGTTATTGTGTTAGCAACTGGCGGTACCGCTCCAGAGACTTTCCAGACATCCACAGTGACTGATGCAGAAGGGTAGCAAGTGAGGTGCCAACCGCTGATAGTTCCAGAGTACCCTATTCCAACTAGAGTCTGGTTGATAGTACCAGTGTCTCCTGCATTAGCTAAGTTGGTGACAAGAGAAATTTGTCTAGTAGATGATCCACCACCAGATGTTCCAGACGTTCCAGATGAACCAGTTCCAGACGTTCCGCTTGAACCTGAAGAGCCTGAGCTTCCAGACGTTCCACTTGAACCTGAAGAGCCTGAGCTTCCAGACGTTCCACTTGAACCTGAAGAGCCTGAGCTTCCAGACGTTCCAGATGAACCAGTTCCCGATGTTCCTGAGCTTCCAGACGAACCGCTTGTTCCCGAACTACCGCTTGAACCCGAAGATCCAGAGCTTCCAGACGAACCGCTTGTTCCCGAACTACCGCTTGAACCCGAAGAGCCTGAGCTTCCAGACGAACCGCTTGAGCCTGAGCTTCCAGATGTTCCCGAAGATCCAGTTCCCGATGTTCCTGAGCTTCCAGACGAACCGCTTGTTCCCGAACTACCAGACGAACCAGAGCTTCCGCTTGAACCGCTTGTACCAGAGCTTCCGCTTGAACCGCTTGTGCCAGAGCTTCCGCTTGAACCGCTTGAACCTGAAGATCCAGAGCTTCCAGACGAACCGCTTGTTCCCGAACTACCGCTTGAACCCGAAGAGCCTGAGCTTCCAGACGAACCGCTTGTTCCCGAACTACCGCTCGAACCTGAGTCTCCGCTTGTTCCAGAAGAACCTGAAGATCCACTTGTTCCAGAAGAACCTGAAGATCCACTTGTTCCAGAAGAACCTGAAGTTCCTGAGCTACCAGCTTCTCCGCTTGTTCCGGATGAACCTGAAGTTCCTGAGCTTCCTGACGAGCCAGACGTACCTGAAGATCCTGAAGTTCCTCCGCCTGGCGGTGCGATTTCGTTTCCCAAGCCATCGTAAAAGGTTCCACCGACTACTTGTACCACGTTCTGGTAGGTGTCAGCTATTCTCCTGTTCGTTAAATCGTTTGGAAATTCTTCAGGCAACGTAAAAAGATATTTTTAGCCAACCGAGTCAAAGCTCACCTTGACCTTCTTCTGTTCCTTCACCTCGACGCTGAGCTTCTTCGATACCTCGACTAAAAATTCGTTCTCCCAACCCACGAAAAGCTGGTCCTCTGCTATGACTTCCAGCCTGATCTTTCCGGTTGAACCTTCTCCCAGCGGAAGGCCTTTCTTTATGGGTACCGTGCAATGCCCATCCGTGTGTATCTTTCCGTAAAACGTTAAGTTCCACGGTTCCGAATCAAGGACTAACCTCGCTCTAGCTTCGTTTAGAGTGGTCCCTTCGACCGAGATCTTGCACTCGAAAACTTCGTCCTTATCTCTTGCGATCCGATAACCTTCAAACTTAGGAACCAAGCTCTCGTTAATCGGAACGATCTCTTCTTGTACTCTTCGTTCTTCCTTGAGTTTTTCAAGGAGGAGATCGGCTCTTTCGACAAGGTCGGAAGAATCCTGTTCATCTTCTAAACTCGTTAAAAAATCGGCCAGTTCCTCTTCCTCTTGAGGTTCTACCTTCTTTGGTCCGGCGGAAGTCTCAGCGAACTTCACCTCACTTGTCGGTTTTCCAGCGAACTCCGAAAACGTGGAAACTCTGCTTCCGCTCATCTTTCTGATTCGGTTATTTTAGCTAGGTCAGCGACCACCTTTACTTCTCGGCCTGACCCAAGAAGAACTTTTCTAACGTGATCGACCGTGACCGTTGGGTTCTTAGCTTCTGAAACTCTGGACACTTTCTTGTCCAAGCCGTTCACTCTGACCACAACTTCCAAGAGCTTCTCAACGGTTTCGCTAGGAACGTTAGCTTCCTCAAGATCCTGTTCCAAGCTCTTCCAGGGCTGGTCCTCATCAAGAAGGAAGGGCGCTCCGCCCTTGTACTTGAGAACCTCGTCGATGACGTACGAATCCTTCCAAGTAAGAAGGACCTTGTTCCAAACGAACGAGTCCCTGTTCCAAACAAGCCAAACCTTGGTCTCTGACACAGTTTTTCTATTTCTATTTATTTATTCTAGGTCAGGCAGATAAAGGTCGAACCAAAAAAAAAATAATCGCATGAAGACCGTTGCTCTTTTTCAGCTGGAAGAAGTAAGTTAGGCCAAAGGAACGGTGAAACGCTACAGCACCGAATTCGTCATAGCTTCCACGTTTCCGAGCCCGAAGTTGAGTAAAATCGGAGAGGCGGCCCCACCAACATCATTATCAGAAAAAGAAAAAAACCCAACCAGAAACAGCACGGCAAAGTACGAAGTTCTCACGTCACTTGGAAACCAGATCAAGCAGGTCACGGACAGGGAATGAACGTAAAAGGTACCTAGCTGATATTAAAAAAGTACCAAGTTCCCGCACCCCAGGTTCCCTTACTAGGGCAAGCCAGTGACCCGATGTAGCGAGTCTAGGGAGTCCTAGCCCAAAAAGTACCTAGCTCCAGCCGAAATTCATCCCAGCCAGCGGGTACCAAAGGGGCACCCCAATACGGGCGGGTGGTGGGGGTTCCCTCTGCGTGCCCGAACAAACGATTCGCGAGAGACCGTGGCCCTAGGGGTAGCTGCCGAGCTTTAAGCAGCCCGCGGTATCAGAACCGTGCGAGAAGATACCTAGTTCTGGGATAAATAGGGTTATGGAAGAACAAGTTACCACAACGACCACCAGCCAGCCCACTGTAAACTATTACTCTCTCGAGAACGTGCGAGACATGGGATCCTTGGGCCGCATGGTCTACAGAAAGGACGCCATGAAGTTCCTTAGCGTTCAGAAAGCTACGATACTCCGGTACGAGAAACGGGGTCTCCTACTACCTATAAAGAACCAAGCTAACGGCCGGGTCATGTACACTGAAGCGAACGTTGTAGCTGTACTAGGGAGTAAACTGAAGCAGACTAAGCGTGTGGTCCTCTACTGCAGGGTAGCGGTACTAGGGAGTAGAGGCGAGCCGGGCGAATCCGCACCTGCCCGCTTGGCCAGGCAGGTGGACAGGATGCAGGAGTACTGCGTGCGGGCCGGAATACGGGTGGATGAAGTCATCAGTGAGGTCGGGCCTGTGAACGGCCGGAAGGCCCTGGAAGGACACGACAAGCTGATAGAGCTGGTCATGAGGAAGCAAGTATCTCTGCTGGTCGTCGAGACCGAGGATCGGATAGCTCGCTGGGGCATGGGCCACCTGTTCAACCGGTTCCTGAAATGGCACGGCGTGGAAGTCCACGTTGCATCGCCTGTCCTGCTTAGGGAAGAGTACCGCGAGGAGATCAAGCAGGACCTGACCGAACTCATATACGAGGCCAAGAGGGCTCTCGGAGAAATAAATTGATAATCAATTAGTTAGAGAGATTGCAGGTATCTTTTTCCCGGCCCCTGCAGGCTTTTTGGGTAGCTGTACTACGGAGTGCAGGTAGAACTTAGAAATCTGGCCGGTTAGCCGGCCCGGTACCCGTACTAGGGAGTCCCACCCCTGCTAGTTACCGCCAATCAGGATCCTCAGATTGGCTGAAAAGTTCCCTCATCCTCCTGTGGGTCTCCACCCGGTCTGCCGCGTAGTTTAGGATGGGATCCAGCTGCTTGGGCGAGAGGTCGGACTTGCCATTGGGTACCGTGAAGAAAGGAAGAAGGTCCGGATCGTCGAAGCTCTTGGTCTCGCCCTCCTCCTCGTCTGTGAAGGTCCTGTTCCTGAAGTCCAGGACGAAATCCTGGTCAGAATCCCTTATCGTACCGTTCTCCTCGTCCACTTCCAAGCTGGGGTTGTCCTCAACCAGGGATTCAACGTCAGAGAACCATGACGGCAGGATGCCGGCCGCCTCTAGCTCTTGCAATTCTGACTTGCTCAGCTCCTGGAAACTCTCGAAAAGGAGAACGTGCTTTAACTTCATGGTCTTGTTCTATCTTTTAGCTAGTAGCCTTACTACGGAGTACCCTTCCGGCCAGCCTCGGCTTCCTGCTCTGCGGCTGCCTGCTCTGCAGAGCTCCTTAGCTTGCCCAGCAACCACTCAATCTCGTTGACGTAGTGCTTTACCATCTTAAAGTTACCGTCCTTCAGGAAGCTCATCATGAAGTTGCCGTCGTCTTGGATCCACTTGACCCACTTGGCATGGGAAGGCAAGCTCTTGAAGTCCTCGAAGTCAGGTTCTGGCAGCACGCCTGCTTTTACTAAGTCCCAGTACTCCTTCATGCTAGCTTCCTCCTCCTCGGTAACCTGTTCTTCCTCCTCGTCCGGCGGTTGGTTCTCTTCCTGGTTGGCAATGAACGCGTCTTCCACCGCTTTCTTCAGCATCTTGAGCATGGACTCAGCTTCCTCTAGAGCCATGATCGCTGAATCGTAGTTCATGTCGTCCATCAACCGCTTAGCGTCGTCTACCTCCATCTTTAGGTAGTGTAGGTATTTGTGGTGAGCCGGCTCGACCGTGTTCAGGACGCCCATGTTCCTCAGCTCCTTGTACTCAGGATCCCTGACGTTCTTGTTGAAACCGTGAACGTCGAACTTGACCGCCTCGGCTAGGAATTCCTTGAAGTTATAGACTAGTTTGCTCATGCTGGATCGTATATTTCTGGGTGACGCCTGCCCCACTCGCGTAGGATAACGGCGGCTAAGCTGTTAGCTTCGTTCTCGTGTTTGGACCCGTCGGTTCCGTCAAGATCAATGTTCTTTTCTCTCTGACCGTGGTGGACCAGCTCGTGGGCTAGGGTCCGGTACCAATCTGCTCTCACGCGCCTGCCGCGTAGGATCCAGATCTCTTCGGTATTCGGGAAGAAAGCTCCCATGGACTTCATCTGCTTCGAGAGACCGTGGTCATCAAAGACCCTGATCTTAGCTGGCTTGGAGTACTTGATGATCTCCCTTGCGTAAGCTAGGAACTCTCTGAGTTCTGGGTCCTGGACCTGCTCTTTCCTTATCGCTGGTGCTTTACTTTCCATTTCCTGCATTATACTATTGGCGTTCCGTCATCGTTCACTCTCGTTCCACCTGCCCACTCAGGCAGGTTGTTTATCATTTCTTGCTCTATGGTATCTTTCAGCTCCGTTATCTTGGTCAGAACGGAAGCTGGCAGGACCGAGAAGTCGAATAAGTAATCCTCGTTCTTTATGGAATTCTTGCCGTCATTGTACTGGGTCGCGGTCGGGTAACCCTTTAGCTTGAAACCCAGCTGGTTGGAACCTCTGTATACTTCTATGTTGAAAGTAACGTGGTGAGCTAGGTCTATCCCAAAGTCTGTGATGATGGCCTTGCTTATGGTCATTGAGAAACGTTTTTGTTATTTATCCAAACCGAAAACAGCCTTTGTGGCTGGTCCCGAAAACCCCTCGAGCCTGGAGTCACAAAAAATACCCATGCCGGGAGGGCATGGGCTCTCAGTAAAAACAACCGCGCCCGCGCGTTATCATGACGCGCGGGCGCGGAAGGTTAATCTTACCGTACTAGGGAGTAGACTACTCTGTCTCCTGCTCCTGTCCCTTGCCGACTACTACGGGTTCTGGCTTGTCGAACCGCCTAGCTACCCAAGCTTTCCTGAGGCTCTCCTCGTTCTTGAATTCCAGCTTGGCTAGGTTTACTATGTCCGACGGGTCCGTGTTGAAAGCTTTAGCAAGAGCTTTCTTGGTTATGCTCGCAGCTTTCTCGGTATCTCCACCAAACTTCTTTATCATTCCAAGAAAGACTGACCTGATCTCGCGCCTTACTTTTGCGTCGGTATCTTTCTGCTTATCCCTGCTCTTCTTCGACTGAGCGTTCATCTTATCCAGATACTCTTGGTAAGCGGTCATGTCCGGCTCGCTCGTTATGGATTCCTCAGCCATGGAAAGTACTTCCGCCCTTGGCATGGATTCGAACCGGTCGAACAGGTTGGCGAGTTCCGGCCAGATGATGTTGGATTCTGTGCCTTCTCTCTGGCCCTGTAGCAGAAGCTTGAACTTTGACACGGTCCTTTCGACCGTCTGCGGCTTAAGGTTCAGGTAAGCTGACAGCTTGGCGCTTGACACGTTCTGCCAGTCATCGCTCGTTTCCTGAGTCATCTTCATCGCGTTCCTTGTGAGAGCTGTATCTCCCCTTCCTCTCGTATCTTCAGCCCTTCCGAGCGATCTTATTGCGTTTAGGTAGCAAGCTGCGTACTGCTCGTCCGTTAGGATGTCGTCCCCTCTGCTTGCTGCTGCTTTCTGGCCAGGTCTCAACTCCTTCTTCGGTTCCTCCGAATTCAAAGCTCCTTCCTGGTCCAGCTGTTCGAATAATTTTACGTGCTTAGTTTCCGCCATGTTAAGTTAGATTGTTTTGATTATTTATCCTGCTGTACTAGGGAGTAAAGTCTGCCCTAACTAAAGTAAGGGTGGGACTGCAGCGTCCCACCCTGTGATTCAACGTATGCTTAAACTGTTGCCAGTCTTGCGTGCTGGAGGTCCCAGTTCTTCGTGAAGAGGTTTCAGCCGTCGACCTTGAAAGATTTCGGGTTAGAAAGGTCAAAGATCGAATTGTGGGAACCGAGCCAGGTAAGGTCGTTCACCAGGTCCCAGATCGTGTGGCCGGTGCGGATGAACTTCATCTCGTCAGGGATGAGAGCTTTCGGGTCGAACCCTTTCTTGATCAGCCTGCGCTCGGTCTCCTCAAGGTGAGGGAACAGCTGGAGCTTTGCGGACTGCACGATCTTTAACTTCCTGTCAGGGTCTTCCTCGCGGATCTGACTCTGAACGAGGTTCCACACTCTGCTGAGTTCGGCAAGGCTGGCTTGCGTGTCCATCGCTCTTCCGAGCTTATCCTCAAACGAGGTAGGGATGAAACCGTTGTTGGACCAGATGTGGGCCTGGTTGATGATGTCGCGGAAAGCGTCTGGCCCTGCGAGTCCACCGCCGCCAGGTCCTTTGAACTTCTGGCCGTCATCGACCGGAGTCCGGCTGATCATACCGTTGGAACAAGCCAGACGGTACATGAAGTCCTTGATCTCAGAAGTGTGAGGCGTGTTTACTAGGGAGATTCCGAAGCGGAAGACCTCGTCAGGTCAGAGCCTTTCGAACCCTGCGTCCTTGGTGTGGACGAGGTTGATGCTGACGTTCCCGTCTCCGAGGCGGTCGACCGACTCAACCGACAGGTCCGGTATCTCGTTGATGAGCATCTCGGTCGTCTGGAAGAGGGTCTCGTTGGTCAAGCGGTTGTACCTTTCGGCAACCACGATGTTTGTGAATTCGTCGTTTCCGATCATGCGCTTAATTTTTAAGTTGGTTGATTACTAATTTTCTTGGTCTTCGCCGGTTTCCTCCACCGTCACTTCTTCTGCCTCTCCGTCCGTTCCTTTCTTACCGACCGACAGGAACAGATCGTTGAACTTGTGTTCGAGCTCAGAACGACGGGAGCTCTCTCCGTTTGCGAGCGCGGCTGCTTCGACTTCCTGGTTCCATGCTTCCTCGTCCCAGACGAGTTCACCGTCTACTAGGGAGTAGTACAGTCTCTTGTTGATGTGAGACCCGCCGCGGCGGTTCTTTGAGAATTCCACGTACCTGCGGCCAGCTTCGTCGAACCTCATCTCCATCATCGCTGTTGTAGCGTGCTTGAGGTAAGTAGAGCCGACGTACTGTCCGCCTTTGGTAAGGTGCTGAATAGCGAAGATCGCTTTGCCGTTCTTATCGGCAGCTTCGATGAGCATGTTGGTCAGCCACGTTGCTGCACGGGTTGCCTTCCAACCAAGGACGTCTGCCATCTTCACGATGGTGTCCTGGTAAGAATCGAGGAGGATGATGTCGTACTCATTGCTGTTGATGGTGTTTTTCAGCACGATGTCGAACCGACCCATGATGTAGTCCATGAGGAGCAGGGTAGGAACGGTGCCGATGATCGGCATCTTAGCGTAGAAGAAAAACAGGTCATTGCGAGTCATCTCGGAAGAGATGTAGAGAATCTTAGCGTCAGGTTTCTCTCTCTTGATCTTAGCGAGAATCTGAAGCATCACTGTCGACTTACCGACGCCGGACTCTCCGACGACGATGTTCGCAGTTCCAGAGTAGAGTCCGCCATCCTCGGTGTGATCGGACAGTAACTTGTCGATCAGTCCTCCGGTCGGGTAGAGTTGGAAGTTTGGGAATGCCATGCTTCCGATCTCGATTACGTTGGCTGGTTCGACCACGTCCTGTTCGTCCGATTCGACGATACCTTCACCTAGGGGAGTTTGGTTCCTACCTGTTGGAGCTATTGCATTGAACCCGCGGCGTAACTTCTTGACGACCCCGTTGAACAGCCCGTAACTGACGTCCGCGTTCTCGGTGTTGGCCATGAACTGGGAGTAGAGCTGTTGAACCGTGCGGTCGATCGGAATTGCGCCGCCGTGGTGTTCAGTGAAGAACTGCCGGACGAGGATTTCCTTTCTCCCCATTCTTGAAATTTCGTTCTGCTGCATACGTTGAAGTTTGTGTTAGTTGAATTTGATGTAGTAAAAGTAACACTAAAGACTGACAGGAAAAAATCTCGGACTAAAATATTTGCGTATTTTTGTGAGTCGCTGTCGTTACTAATATTGTACTACAGACTAACATCAGCGGCACCTCTGCTGCAAACTAAACTTTTGCGGCTGAAGACTGCTACATAAAAATAAAAGCAAGACGGAGTATACTCTCCCAAGTCCTATGTGGCTCGGCCCGTTGGAGCTTGCTTTTAGCAAGTTAACAAAGCTAATATACCACATTTGCACGAAACGAAAAAATCCGTGTAGTTTTATTTTCCCACACGGACTCTGTCGTCCACGTATTCCTCTATCGTACTTGGGTCAACCGGCCAGTGAGGGGTCCTGCTAGCGGTAACTTGGAACTGGCTGTGCAGCATGTCGTTTATTCCTGCGAAGTCTAGCGTGCCGATGCACACCTCGCCCTTGTAAACGAACTTGACCTTCTTTCCTATGAGGTGCTTGAACCTTGGATCAGTTCTCTCGTACAATTGGTTGTCTTTCATCTCTCAGTATTTTTCTTAGTTTCTGCTCTCGTCTTTTCAGCTTGGAATAAAGCGACTGCCTTTCCAATCCGCGAAAGTACCTAGCATGGTTGTACGTGCTTCCTGCCCAGATGCTGGTAACTACAGCACCCTTCCACCGTTCGTCGATGGTCGCTAACCTTTCTTTCAGGCTAGCTATCTCCTGTACTAGGGAGTCCTTTGTTACAGGTCGAACCATCTTCCGCAGTTATTGCATTCTGATGAATTGTCGACTCTGAACGCACGTATCATCCAGAACCATTTGTCGACATTGTTCGGTTCCTTCCTGTCCGCGTAAACCTCGTGGGCTCCGCAGTACGGGCAGACCAGACCCTGCTTGTCAGGTTCCGGCCCGCACCGTTCGACGATCTTCTTTTTGACCTCCTCGGTCTTAATCTCAGCTAGAGTGTGCATATCATTGTCTGTTTACTAGGGAGTACTTAGTGGGCTGGGATCTCGATCTCCATGTCTCCGACTTTGACCTTCTCTCCGACAAGTTCCATGCTCGTTCCCATCCTCACGTTCCGTCCGGAGCCGTCGTCGTAGTCAAGCTCAATGTCTTCTGTTGGTTTGGAAAGAGCAGCGACGATCTTTTCAGGATCCATCTCTCCTCTCTCTCGCCCGGTCTTCGGGTCTTTGACGTAGATTCTCACGATCTCTTTCATGCGATTTATTTAGGTAATGTTTCGTACGTGCTACGGAGTAACTGCCACAGGGTGAAGTACTTAACCGGTATGTTGACCGGGCTCCACGCGCGGGAATAGCTCTTTTTCTTTGAGCGGACGCAGTAGTTTTCGCCGCTGTAGTACTCGCAGAATTCCTGACCCTTTTTCGGTCCCTTGACGTAGATTCCGTAAATTAGTGTGGTGTCCTCGTCGATGTGACCTTCGATGATGTCGCATTCCGGGTTGTGGACCTTGTGCGAATTAAACTTGGTACCCAACCTGAAGGGTACGATTACTGTTGCCATGTTATTGAATTTGTTGCTAATATAATACTAATTGTTGAAAGGAAAAAATAGTCGGTACTAGGGAGTACTAGCTGTGCATGCCCTCACGAGCTTTGTTGATCCTCTGCTGTATGTCGCACTTCTCTTCCTCAGGGCAGCTGTGACAGGACACGTGGTACTTCTCGTGACGGCACTTGCTGGCCTGCTTGCAGGCATAATCAAAAGATTTTCTTGCCTTCTCTTGCTTTGTCATGGTCTTCGGTATTTCGGCCTAGGGCCGGAGGGATTAACCCTCCGACCTGGTAGCGTTAAGAGTTGCACGTTCGTCCTCGGTGAGCGATTCGATTCCGTGATCGGATATCTTCTCCAGAATCTCGTCCACTGTGAGTGTCTGAGTAGTTGGCTGAGCACCGTTTGACGGTACCGATTCGCTGTTGATGGCGTCCTCAAGAGGCTGAGGTAGGGAGCTGGCCTTACTATCGTAAGGGAACACGAAGAACGGAATGTCCAAGCTGAGTGCCTTGATCGACTCGGCGATCTGCTCGGGGGTTGAATCGGTGTTGAAGACCGACATGACTCCACCTGGTACTGGGAACGCTTTCGCGGACTGGTCGTTAGCGAAGTGAGGACGCAGGGCCGCGTTTATTTCCGGAATCGGAATGGGCGGGCCGAACCTTAAGATAACGATCTTTCTCATAGTTTCAGTATTTGTTGATTGATGCTGTAAAATTAACTAAAGCTGGCGAAAGGAAAAAATCTCAGCGAAATATTTTTTCTGCCAAAGTTCGGTGTAGGTCGGAGTATACCCTCTGCGCTTGTTCTGCGAACCCGTTAGAGCTTGTCTTCAGCAAGATAACGATGTAAAAGTAAGAAGAATCCGCGAAAGGAAAAAATTACGTGCAAGTAAAGTTGTTGGACATCAGTCCTTCAGAATCGATCATGATCGCGTGCTTGTTGACACCGTCTGATATGGTGTAGTAGTTACCATCTCCTACCATCTTGGTAGTCAGGCTAGAGTCAGTAAAGATTGTGTTGCCGTTCAAGCTGTTAAGGTTTATACCGTTAGCAACGTAAACTGTCTGGCTCAGCGTGTCTATCGCGCAAGCCGCTCCGGTGGTTCCGTAAGAACTATTGGATAGCGAGTAGACTTCCGGCACGAGAGTCGTCGTAGTGGTAGTAGCCGCGGTCGTAGTGGTAGTCGTGGCTGCCTCAGTCGTGGTCGTTGTAGTAGGAGATTCTGTCGTCGTGGTCGTTGTAGCTCCAGCGGTTGTCGTCGTTGTTGTCGGAGAATCGGTAGTGGTCGTGGTAGTCGGGCCGGATGTCGTGGTAGTAGTCGTTGCGATCGGCCCTAGGTTGGATAGGGTAAAATCAGCCGCTCCGTCTAACCCGGCTCGCAGGTCAGTTAAGAAAGTAGATCGATATTCGACCGACGGGAAGTCAACTTCCACCTTGCCTATCGTTTCGAAGAACAGGTCTAGCTTCGTATCCTTGCTGGAGAATAGAGCTCCGCGGTAGTAGCTGGACGGGCTGTACACTTGCAACGTTACCATTGCTCCTTGCCCATGTATCTGAAGGTTTAGTACGACTGACATATACTTCTATTTATACAGCGAGAGGAACCGTTTGGGTTCCTCTCGTGCATCAATCAACCAACTGCTAGGTACGTCTTACTGGTACCTCTTGTATCTTAACCAACCGACCGACCGGCGAGTACATTGCTTCTTCCAAGGATTCGAACTCGTCGGTATTCCAGATCAGGCAGAATCCAGTCTTCCTGTACAGGATCCTCGCGAGTCTCTCTTCCAAGCAGGGCTTGCTTATCTTTCCGTCAAGAAGAGCTAGCTTGTAAGCTGACCTGAACGTGGTGGCTACTCCGGTCGGCGTTTCCTTGTCCACCGTTCGAACGGTTATGATCCAGACTTTCTTGCTCTTTCTTAGCTGGCTAGGCATCCTATTTTCTTATCCTTTTGATTATCCAGGAAGCAACAGCGATCGTTATCACCACTGCTATCACTACTACTGCTGCAGCCAAAAACTGGTCCGTGCATGATTGTGTCCAAAGAGTTGTCATATCGTTTAATCTTGTAATGAATCAGCCATTTTTTTCAGCTCAGCGCACTTCTCGTACTCTTCCTTGTTCTGGAAGTATTGGATCATGGTCCACAGAGCTTTCTTCTTTTCTGAGACTGGGTCAGGACTTTGAAGCGCGTCTCGAGCTTCGCCTGTCAAAGCTTCGTAAAGCTTGTGCATGAACTTATCGTAATCCTTCTCCTTGAGGTTAAACAGCTCCATGAGAAGTTCGTGATACGTTCTTTTATTCGGGTCTATAGGTTTGTTAGTTTCCATCTGGTGCGCTCAGTCTTTTTTGGTCTATCTACTAATAATATACTAAAAAAGAGTTGAAAGGTAAGATCCTAGCAACTCTTTTGTGATCAGAATGTATACCTTTAATTCTTTGATAGTTCGATGCATTCCTTGAGCTGAACCTCGCTTACTTCTGGGGTTTCCAGGTCTACGAGGTTGATCAGTATTCGGTTGTACAAGTTCCGCTCAAGCTTTTCCTTCGAGACTTTGCAGTCGAAGGGGTCTGATTCCGAGAATAGAATGTCCGTTCCCGTCTTTGCCCAGCAGCGAGCAGTATCTTCCGTTGATGTTCTCAGTTTTGGAGTTTCCATGTGGTAAAAGTAGAACTATTTTAAGAAAGGAAAAAATTACTTGACGATTCGTTTCATCTTCGCTCTCGCGACTTTCAGAGCGCGGTTGACTTCAGCTGCGGTCTTTCCGACCTGCTCAGCTACTTCCTTGGTCGACATACCGTCACCGCCGTTCAAGCCGTAGAAGAGTTCAACTATCCTTTTCTCGGCAGGTTTCAGGATTTCGAGAAGAGCTTTCATGATGCGATCAGTGTCCTGGTTTGCGAACGGATCGTTGAACTCGTCGCGAAGAACGAGGTCTCCAAGGCTGACGTCCTTGTCCTCGCCGACCTTAATGTCGATGCGAACGTTGGCAAGGTTCGGGGTCTCGCCCCTCATCTTCTGCTTGTAGATGTCGTATTCCTGGTTGACTGGTAATCGAACGGTCCTTCCGTGGTTGCACAGAGCGAGGTTGAGGCTCTTTCTGATCCAGAACTTGGCATAGGTGAGGAACTTCGTGTCAGCTGTCGGGCGGTACCTCTTGGCAGCTTCGATGAGGCCGAGGTTTCCTTCCTGAATCAGGTCGTCGACCGAAACTCCCATGCCGATGAACTTGTTGGCCATGGTCACGACGTACTTAAGGTTCGCGCTCACGAGCTTGTTGAGAGCAGCTTCGTCCCCTCTTTGAATCCTACGAGCTAAGGCTTGCTCTTCCTCCTTAGTCATGTGGTCCTCGACGAGCGAGATCTCCTTGAAGTACGGTGGAAGGGTTTCCGATGTTTCAAATCTCTGTGCCATTGTGGTTGTTTAGAATGTATGAAGCAAATATAAATTGAATCTCTGACAGGAAAAAATTCGGTTCAAAAGTGTTAATCATTTATGAACAAAAATGTAAAGTGACGGTTTGTACTCTTATTGTAACCGATGTAATTGAACCCGTAAGTGTCCTCGCCGCTTCCGTCCTTGTCGTCCTTGACCCAGGTTATTGTAACCTTTGCACCAGTATTCGGGTTCACGAGCTCGATCGGTTCGTGACGGTGGCACTGAAGGTCAATGTGGTTCAAGCTTATGCTTGACAGCTCGCAAGAAAAACTCTGGTCAGCTGCGTTCCAGTGAATGGCTGGGTGGGTAACGTCGAGCGGCTGCTTCATGATACGTTAGTTAAAGTTTTTACTTCGTCCTCGGTCAGTTCCTCGTTCGAGAGAAGAAAACCGTATGTGTCAGTTCCTTCGCAGTTCGGATCGTCGTACACTTTGATTCCAAAACGCGTGAGAGCTTCCTTGAATCCGTCGATCAGTTCCTCAGTGTCCTTGTAATCGGCTGCGAAGTGGGCTACAATTAGTTCTTTTGCCATGTTGTTAATGATTATGCTGTAAAATTAACAAGTTTTAACGAGACGAAAAAATCCAGGTAAAACAAAAGTGGAGCCTTTTGGGCTCCACTTCCGTTGAGAAGATGTCAGCTTATTCCATCGGCCTTACTCGCAGCTGGCTGCAGTCGATGAAAGTATAGCTCGAGTGGTCGAGGTCCTCGTCATGGCAAGGAACGGCGCCTGGGTGAGCTTCGCAAAAACCTTTGGCCCATTCCCAGTTGCGGAAGGTCCACTTTGCGTTGGGTTCCTGAGGAAGCGGAATGCGAACGAGGTGTCCGTCGAAGATGTCGATTGGAACGTCCAGGTCGTCCGGCCTGCTTTCCTTACGGATGTGAGCGATCACCAACTCTTCGAGAACCTTTTTCTGCACGGACAACGGCAGCTGTGTGATGTCATCCGTCACGAAAATTTGGTTGATGTTCAGTTCGATCATGATCTGTTTTTTGTATTAGTTGAATTTGATAGAGTTAATATAGAACAATTCGGCGAAAGGAAAAAATCAAGGAATGGTATCTTTTACTCACGTGCTGTCGTTTACTTGAGTCCACACGCACCCTTGTTTGGCTTGGTAGACTGTGTCCCACTCTTCGACTTCTTGAACCACTGGCTTTATCGCTTCACAACTAACCAGAGCTAGCACAGTTAATAGTAAAGCTATCAATTTCATTGCATCGGTAACCTTAGGTAAGTGTACTCGGAGAAAGCTGTGTCCACGTAGAGAACGTCGTCGAAGTAAGCTACCACTCGATTGCCGTAACTACCTACTTCCAGGGTGTCCATCACATTAAGAGCAACGACTAGAGTTAAACTGTCTTCTTCCAACCACTTGTTCCAGTATCCGTCTTCCATGTCGGAAGTTCTCCAGCCAAAGATGAATGAGCTGTCTCCATAAGCTTTGACCGTTACTTGAGCTGTGTGGTCGTTCCGAACGACCACTGTGTCGTCTTTTTGGCAGCCGGTAACGAGCAGCAAACCAGCGATGAGAAGTAATACAAATGTTTTCATTTCAGTAAGTTATTTGGTAAATGTACTAATTATTCTCGACAGGAAAAAATCAGTCGACATCTTCGTTTGGGTCTCTTTCATAACCTACCCAGTTATCACACAGTTTCTGCAGCCAGCTCGACTTGCACTGAGGATGACGTGCAGTCATCGTGTAGAACAGAGCGTCAGCTGATTGTTCGTCGTTATGGTCGATTTCCCAAGAACGAAAGTTGGATTTAAGGTCGTCACTAGCTTCGATCTTCTCCCAATCGTTGAGTCTTTCGTCGACTTCTCTTTCGTACTGGTCGGACTTTTCCAACTCCTCGAACGTGTCAATCTCCATTCCCATGTCGGTCAAAAGTTCGAAGGTCTTGTGAAGGGATTCCTTGAATTCCTGGAGATCTTCCATTGACTCGAAGCAGAAGTCGCCTTCCAGCTTGTAGTAAGCATCGAATATGCCAACGCTGCTGTCTCCGCACAGCTTGATCGAAAATCCTTTTGAATTTATCTCGTTCATGTTACATTATGCTTATGGTTCGACCCTTGTAGAAGATGGTTCCCTCGCCGCACTCAACTGCACGGTTAACGAGGTAATCGTACTCTCTCATGCCCATGTACTTCCTGTGGGCTGTGATGAAGTGTAGTTCCTCAACCTTGGCTTTTGCATCCTTACGACACATGGGCAGAGGCTTGTATTGGCCGGTTCTCATCCGGTTATTGCGATCCTGCCTTGCAATCTGCTCGACCTTGCGGTTAAAATCGATTTTAGCTAGTCCTGTTCTTTCCATAGGTTGATTGATTATGAAGTAAAAGTAACAATTTTCTTTGAAAGGAAAAAATAAAAATGGGACCTCCGCCACAGAAGCCCCATCTCTTTCAGAATCAATCAACTACTCGCCTTTTGACTTGCCCTCGGCTAGGGCGGTCAGGATGGCAATTCGTTTTGTGTGTCCGTTGGCTTTGACGTTCCTGGTCAGCCAGAAGCTGGTGTTCTTCTTCCAGCCGGCTTTCGGCTCGAACGACTTGTATTCCGGCCAGGCTTTCCGGCTGTACGATCTTTTTACCGGCCAGTACCTGTCGTATCCCAGGTAACTGACTGCACGGTCGACGTGCACGCACATTCCGTTACACTGTCCCCGTTTTTCTTCGATCACTGTCTCGACGTGCTTCTTGAAAGTTTTGAGAGCTCTTTCGTAAACTCTCCGGCGCTGTTCCTTCGTAAGGATACGGTGACCGTCTTTGTCAATAGGTACTTTGTTCATGTCTTTTTATGGGTTGAATGATTGGCTATAAGAATTGGAGGTTATTTGGACCGGCAGTAGGCGGCCAGGTGTTGAATTCGACTTCGCCGTAATCGCCTTTGTTCCAGAGGAGGTCGAGGTCGGATAAGTACTCTATCTTCTTTTCCTCGTTCTCGTGCCGGTAGTACACTTCCTGCATCTGCACGATCCTTATGGCGAACGTTCCCTCGACGTATGGGTCTTCCTTTATCTTAATCTCCACGACGCCAGTAAAATTCTGGTCAAGGTAGAGATCGGTAAGCTCTGATACGGCTTTCATCGGCATGCCGGCGTCGATCATCTGCTTTGCGAACTTATTTAACTTCTTTCCCATTGTTGATTGATTATGGAGCTAATATAAGACCTTTTCTCGAAAGGAAAAAATCCTGTCCCCGCTACTGAGTAGCGGAGAACAGACGGAAGTGCCCGAGCATCGGGCTCTTACGTTGGTCGTCAGCAAAGTAAAAGGCATACTTCGACCTCTTAGCTTCGGTGATGATCACCTCGCGGCGACGACCGTTACGATCAGTAACCCATGCTTTGGTGTTGGGTCCAGCAAAACCTGAGCGGATCATTCCATCGTCAGCTGTCTTGGCAGTCTCAGAGGTAACCTGGGTTATACCTTTGATCTAGACATGGAAACCTTCAACTCCGCTGCGGTCAAGCTTGCGGCTGTAGGAAAGAGAGGATGACATGAGGTCCATGCCGTACTTGGCTAGGACGGTGCGTGCGGCTTCCTTCAATTCCCTGTGCATTGTTTCGATCTGGTGCTCTTGCATGTTAGTTAAATTTGATAAGCAAATATAAGTCTATTCTCTGAAACGAAAAAATCCGGGTTAAATTCCCGGATTCTTTTTTGCTTGTTCTCTGATTCTGCTTATGATCTGTTGATCTTGGTCCGCGTGAATGTCTCGCGGCCGGTGGATCCCGCTCTCGTCCAGTTTCTTTTCCTGGTCCAGGATTCCCATGTTGAAGAGGGCTTGCCCAAACCTTAGGGTTGGTTTGTCCTCTAGGTACTGGCGGATCAGGTCAAGGATGATGGCATGCTCTTTCTTCATGGCGTGATGACGACGTTCCCCTGCATGACTCCGTAATCAGAGACCTCATGCATGTAAAACGTTCCGGTAGTTTGGTTCTTCGTGATGACCCACAGGTTGTTGTCCTTCCACGTAGCGTTGACGAACTCCTCGCCCTTCGGTACCTGGTACTCCATGGTTCCGCCGAACCTCTTGGCTCTTTGGTTGTCTGTGCAGGACGGGAGAACGATCGCGACCATCAAGGTCAAGAGCAGTAACGAAAAGATTTTCTTCGTGTCGGTTGATTTTAAGTTGTTAATAATATACTTACATTGACATCAGCAGGGACGTGGGCTGCAGCATTTCCCAGAGAAGGGACTGGTAGCCTTCGACCGTCTGAGTTTCTTCGATCTTAGTTTCCTTAGCCGCAGCTTCACAGAACTCGCTGCGAGTTCTGCAATCGATGTCGGAAAGGTCTATGCCTAGGCGCTTAGCTATCTCAGCAACGTTACGACGGTCGAAAGAATCGTTCCACCGGTCGACTCGGTTTATGGACCTGACCATTATCTGTTCCTTCGAAACGATGTTGATGTAGAGGTACTCACCCATGTCGTATATTCCACGAGCATCGATTATGTACTGTTGGTTGTTGTTGTTGAAGTCGTATACTATCAGCCCTATGTGCGAGCACGAGTCGGGTTCGATCGACGAATCGATTATCGCGCTAACGTTGGTCCTGTAATAGCAGCCGCTGTTGTCACCTAGGACGAACAGAGTGGTAGCGGCCATGTTGCTGTTCTTTATCCAACGAGCTAGGGCAAGAGCAGCAATGCCGCACCCGCCTTGGTGAAGACCTGGTATTCCGGCGATGGCTGCTCTGGCTTCGGTAAGGGTGGTGACTTTTGTCGTAGTTTCTGCGCTCATAGTTTTGTTGATTGATGCTGCTAATATAATTCGACTGGTTGACAGGAAAAAATCGGGCTCAATTCTCTCTTAACAAAAATCCCCTCGGTAGAGGGGACCCTGAGATACCCATGCCGGGCGGGCATGGCCACCTCAGTTCGAGATGGTTACGTAAATGTCTCGGCAGCCGAAGTAGTCGACGATAAACCCTGGAGAGCAGCCGCACGAGCAGCCAGCTTTCTGGCTCCAGCCTATGCTTCTGCCGATTTCCAGTTCGTTGACGTCTGGCCGGTTGGCGGCGAGCCATGCTTTCACGAGAGGAAGGACTTCCTTCTTGTACGCTTCGTACGGGCGGCTGTGCCGCTTCATTAAGTTTTCAAGAATTCCTTCGCCCTTTTCGAAGATGAATATCCTTGTTTTCTGCGGGCGTTCTGACTTGCGGACTTTGACTTCTGTTAAGTTCATTGCTTTAATAATTTAAAGTAAAAGTAAAAAGAATCTCTGACAGGAAAAAATCTACTCTGACCTGCCGTTTAACTTCTGTCTCAGAGCGTAGTACTTCTCGAACTCCTCCTCGTTCTGGCGGTCGCGTTCTCTTTCCCATTCCTTTCTCCTGATGTCGAGCATGGCTTGGTCGGAGAGTCTCGTCCCGCGATCAGTGGAAGGACGGTAGAGACTACGGTCTATGGTTGACCCCTCGGTCCGGCCGACGTAGAAGTCTCTGTGAGTGTTGAAGTAGTCTCTCTTCGGAGCAGGCTTAACGTCTGTCTCGTAGTAGACGTCCAAGCCGAGCAAGCAGTTCATGCACTCGCGTAAGTCGCTAGCGTGGAGGCTTAAGACCGAATCGTAATCGTCCGACCTGTAACCACCGAATAGGGAAGCTACTACGGAGAGCGGGCGGCCCAGAGCCTGGTCCATCTCCTTCACCCACGTCCAGAAGAACTTGGAGCAGCGTACCCACTGTTCGGTATTTACCTGGTAGCCGAGCTGGTCCCACTCGTGGCTGTCAGCTCCGTGGCACCACACCACGTAATCGATCTCGCCGTTGATTATGGCAGGAGTTAGTCTCTTTAAAACGAAGTTGGTTAAATCCTTGTAGTAAGCTTCTCCCTGCAGGCGCGAGTTAAAATTGAATCCAACAGGTACTGCCTCGTTGAGGTCAGGCTGGAAGTACCGGGAATCTTCGAGGCTGTTGCCGAAGTGTCCGTCCAAGTCTATGTAGCAGCCAACCGCTCCGAACTTGCGGTAAGCCTTGACGCTCGCTATGACCTGCCCGCTGAACGTGCAGAACCCTGAACCCTTGTTCGGACGAGCGTGGTGGAACCCGCTGGTCGGGCTGAAGCTTACCTCGTCAGGGTTTACTAGGGAGTTCTTTATAGCTTCCCACAGGCTGGCGTTCGTGTACCTAACAGAGTCAGCGAACTGCTGGCTCCAAGCCAGGCCGTTGGTCGAAGCTAAGTAACCGCCCTTGAAGAAAGAGTTGACGTACTCGACCGTGTGGGCTATCTGAAAATCGTAAGCATTGTACGGTCTGAAGTTACTGACCATGGTCAAGTGGTCAGCCAACCCGTTATCAGCTAAATGATCGAGCAGAAGCTTCGGCTTGAGCGGGCTCTTGCTGAAGTTCTTTTTCGCGTCCGCTGATAGGACTTGCTTCGGGTTGTAAAATACTTTTATCTTGTTGGATCTCATATCTCTAGTATTGAGATTGCTAATTTAACAATAACTTTTGAAAGGAAAAAATTATCTTGTTGGATCTCATATCTCTAGTATTGAGATTGCTAATTTAACAATAACTTTTGAAAGGAAAAAATCAGACCGGTACTAGGGAGTAACTTAAGCCCTAGCTAGTTCCTCTTCCATGGCCTTGTTGTAGGCTACCTGGTAGATTATCTGCTCGGCACTGTTACCCTTGAACTTGTGCTCGTCCGGCAGGACTCCAAGGTCCGCGAGTATGTGAGCGATAGCTGCGTCATCGTCTGCGGACATGTGGCCTTCAGGGTTTGCTGCGACCGCTCCGTCCTGAGTACCGATCCTCCACGCTGCTGTGTACTTCCTGTTCGGCATGGCTTCCATTATCCGGTCGATAAAAGGCTGCAGCACTGGACCCGGACCCCACTGGTTGTACACCGCTTCCATGCGAGCGATCATCTTGCCCTCGTCGGTAATCGCTTTGGCCATCTTCTTGGCATTGATGATGGCTACCTCCTCGTCGGAAATGTTAGCTCTCCAGTTGGATGGTCTCTTGCTCAGCTTACGTGCTCTCATCTCGTCGCGAGGAAGGACGTTGTAGTACTCTGCTGATCCGTTATACCTGCTGCGGTAACCGCCGTACCTGTGGTGTCTTGGCATCTCGTTTATGGGTTGTATCGATTCGGTTATGAACTCATTAAATGACATTACGTGTGACATGTGGAGGGCCTTTTGTTCTATTTATCCCTCCTACCCGAGCCAATCTGAAGGGCTCGGGTGTGTGGCTGAGACTATTCTAATACGAACAGTTGACTGTCTATGCGGAAGCTTCTCCACTCTCCGACGAGGTAGTCGAAAAACCGCACCGCTCTCGGAGAAGGGCTTCCGTTCCCGTTGGGGTGCTTGGTCGCAGGGATGTGGTTCAAGTTAAGCGTTCCCTGAACTTCCCTCAGAGAGCCATCAAGCTTCACAAAGGCGAACCTAACGACTCCGCTGCGGAGGCGAGCCTGAAGGTCTTCGGTCGAAATGGGTTGGTGTCTGAATGCCATGGTGAAAAGTGTTAGTTGATTAATATGAAGCTAATATAACACGAACTGTTGGAAGGAAAAAATCTGGGCTAAAAATTTTGCAACAGTTTACTAGGGAGTACTTTAGATACTGATGGGCAGGGCGGAGTATACCCTATCCTCGTCCTCGAACGAGCCGGACCGACTCCTCTTCGGAGCCGGCCTACCGACCTGGGTCGGTTAAATCTGCTCGACCGGAGCGAAGACCTCAGCGATGGTTACGTTCTGACGAGCGAGGTCAGCTTGCATGTGCTTGAGGCAGACTGGGCCGAGGCCGGTGTAGACGGATTCAGGATGGGTGAGAGGCATGCTGCAGTGGCAGCAGCGACCTTCGTGGAAGAGACCGACGCGACCGCGAAGGATCTCAGGATTCTGGATGGCGCGGATCATCCAGCGGAACACTGCGATGAGACGTGCATCGTTCGGACGGGACTCGTTGAGCTCACGAGCGATCCAGATGCGGATCTGAGGCTCATCGGTGAAGATCATGCCAGTGTAGCGGTAGCGCTGTACGCCGTCCTGAAGGAGGCTGATCTCGACGTTGTAAGCTGGCAGCTTGACCTTGCGGTCCTTCTTGTCGCGCTTCTGACGAATGCGGGCGGTGAAGTGGGTGCCGGCTTCGGTATTACGAAACGTCAACACTGCGCGGCCTGCCAGAGCGAGGGTGGGAAGGGCCTTGGGGTTGAGGTTCGGACGGGGTGCTGCGTGATTGTGTCTCATGTGGCGGGTTGTTGATTGATTATGGGGTAAAATTAATCATCCGGCACGAGCGGAAAAAATCCGGGTAAAAAATTTTCGAAAAATTTTCTCTAAAAAAATAAAGTGTAGAGCGGAGTACACTCTCCCAAGGTCCCGTAGGTTCGGCCCGTCAGAGCTTGCCTTTAGCAAGATAACTAGGTAAAAGTACCACGACTTCTCGACAGGAAAAAATCAGGCCGCGATTCTTTTCGTAATTATCACGTACCTTGCAGCGTAAACTGCTTTCATCAGTTCGCTCGTTTGCGGGCTGAGAAACAGGACTTTAACTTCCCTTTGACAAAGGCTGTCTATTTCCTGCTCGGTCTTGCACCGGCTGAGCGCTTCCTTGAATTCTTGAGGGTTTATATCTTTTGGGTTTAAACTTCCCGCCACAGGAAGGTTACACGAATACTGGCCAGACCGTCCAGGCCAAGAGACCCAAGAGGCTAGCTATTATTACCGAAGTTTGGTACCAGAACCAGAGGTTCCACTGCTTTCCTGGGATCGGGAACTTCACGAGGAAGATGCCGACGAACGGGATCCATTTCATGTTTTCATTTTTAGTTAGCTGACACTAATTCCATTGTTTCAAGTTTCGCGCCGTTCTGAGCGCACAGTATCTTTAGCATTGCCAGGTCGGAATCCTTCGTGACCGTGAGGGTCAGGGTTTCCTCGCCCTTCGTGATGGTCACTTCCACCGGGTCCATCCCGCGGGTCGGGAGCCAGGTCATCAGAGACTTGGCTCCCGCTTCGTCGATGAGGCTCATTCTTCCACCTCCGCCATGTCGTTGGCCAGGATCATGTCGTAGAGGAGGTCCATCTGGCTCTCGAAGGCACGGTCCTTGATGTAGGAGCGGCTCATGAATTCCTCGATGGTGGCATCGCTGATGGCCTGAAAATTTACGTGAGCGTAGCGCTCTCTGAAAAAATCGCGAACTTTTTCTATCATAGCTTTATAGTTGATTGATAGGGCAAATATAAGACTATTACTCGAAAGGAAAAAATTAGGATTCAAAGAACCTGAACTCTTCGCTGACCGTCTCTCTCAGCTTGAGAAGAGTCTCGTTTCTCAGCTGGCGAACTCGTTCCCTTGATATTCCCAAGTACTGACCTATCTGTTCCAAGGTCTTGGCTTCTCCAGCTAGGCCGAAGAACTCTGTCACGATGTAACGTTCACGATCGTCCAACTTCTTCAAGCTGTTGAGCAGCTCGCGACGAACGGTAACCTGCGGGCTGGTCTCTTCCGCTGGTTCTGGAATACTGACCGCTCCTTCGACGTCGGTATCTAGCTCCAGCTCGAAGTCGAACGCGTCGGTTATCGAGACTCTGGCCTGGTTTGCCGTCTCCGCCAGTACTTCAACGTACGAGTCAGAGTACTTCTTTCCTGAGATCAAGCTCAGGGATTCTGCTATCTCTGACACGGTCGGTTTTCTTTCGAAAGCTTGCTCGAGCAAGCGTTCAGCCGTTCGGTACTTGAAAGAGTCGTTGCTCTTTACGAACGGTACTCTGACGATCGGGTGGACTTGAGCCACGTAACGAACGATGCTGTCCCTTACCCACCAGACAGCGTAGGATATGAACTTCACTCCTCTTGATTCGTCAAACCTTTCAGCAGCCTTGATCAGGCCGAGGTTGCCCTCGTTTATCAAGTCCTCAAGCGAAGCGTACGCGCTGTACTGGTTTGCTACGCTTATCACGAACCGGAGGTTGGAGTTGACCAGCTCGTTGAGAGCTGTTCTGTCTCCTGCTCTTATCCTTCTCGCCAAGCTAGCTTCTTCTTCCGCGGTCAGCGCGAAACTAAGCTCCTTAACGTCCTTCAAGTAACGGTTCAAAGTTTCGGTCTTCTCAGAATCCGTCAGTAACCTTGAGATCTTCAGTTGTTTCATCTTGCTAATTTCCTTCTTGCTAGTTCCACTCTCACGTAGTTAAGATCAACAATTGCTTCTCTCACTATCTCGCGAATCATCTGATCGGTTTCAAAAGGGACCGCCTTGATCGTCGGCACAGTGATAAAAAAGTCTCCATCTTGGAAAGATCCAAGGTAGAGACGAAGTCTTCCACGAGTTCGGTTGTGAACCCTGTAATTTCCGGTGTTTACATCGAGTAGGATCGAGTTGTCGCGCCTTTTCCAAGCATCGGGCTTAGGTAAACTGTAAGCGCAGTTGGCAGTCGACTGGGTGGTTTGCATACGAGTAGCTTCATTGATGTAAAGCTAAAGTACCCAAAACTGACGACAGGAAAAAATCGAATTACTTGGGCTGTTGATTTTTAGAGTTCTCGTACTCCTCGATGATGCTCTTCTTGTACCGACGCCATGCCGGTCCTGCTCCGAATCCGAAGATCGCGCCTACTGCCCACCCTGCCACGAAGGCAAGGACTAATGTTAAGAAAAATGCTAGTGCCATTGTTGTCTGTTTTTAATTTGGAAACCTTTCTCTAAAAGCTATCGCGTCCTCAAGAGCTAGCTCAGCGACGACTTTACCGTCTTCTACTGTCCAGCTCTCTTCCGGTTTTGGAACGTACTTTCTCGTCCGGCCGAACAGCGTGTAAACGCCGGTAACCAGACCAGCTCGGTCGGTTCTCAGCCAGACTTTACCAAGTTCCGTGTTACCGCTCGCGTGACGGTCTCTGACAGCTGACCAACCTATAGCCACGGTCAGAAAGTTATGATGTCGAACACGTAATCCGGTTCGAGACCGTAATCGTCCATCAGTATCTCTTCGGGATCCTCTCCTTCGAGAACTCTTTCCCGCATATCGCTGATGGCTGAATCAGCTTCTTCCGAGGACATTCCGTCCCGGTTCATTAGGACTTGTTTTAAGTCGGACATACCGTTAGAATTTGAAGCTAATTTACCACTATCTCTTGTCAGGAAAAAATTTCTTTGGAATTTTACCTTGGTTGCTGATCGGTAATTCTTGGTCCTTGTGCTTGATCTTTCTTGAGTACTTCTTTCCTGCGCAAGCTTCACAGCTGCACGGCGATCCGGTCGATTTGAAAACGAAGAAGTTACCTTTACCCTTCCTAAAATCCTCGAGCAAGCAGTATTTCTTCAGCCGCTTGAAGAACTTTAAGGTGGTCATTCTCTGTCTATCACCTTTGTTCGGCATAGGGATTCATGAGATATTTTGTTGGGCTGAACCCCTTCATCTCCTTCAGTACCTGGGTAGGGTTCCAGTATTCCTTTCCGCCCCTGAATACCGCGTATTCGAAACCGTCTTCCGGTTTATCAATTTCTAGCAGGTTGCTAAGAACGTACTTCACGTCGTTGTGAGAGTCAGCGTTCTCTAGTTCCTGGTAGACGACCTCGCGCCCATTATGGTATACGGCAATTGAGTACATAGTTATCTATTTCTTCGGTACTATCTTACCAATTAAACGAGGCAAGGGGCCCAAGCGGTTGGCCCCTGTCACTGGCAGGCAAAGGTGCCGGCCTTAAAAGACCGCTCTTTCGAGCGATCAGTATTCCGAATTAACGGTCAGAGTTCTTCTTCCTGCTGCGGACCATGTTGTACGCGTAGTTGACGATCCTCTCGTTCGGGTAGTGGCCGTTGATCACGTTACCGACGTAGACTTCATTGTAACCCAGAGCGCTGGCGATCTTCGCGCGATCGTAGCGTCTCTGTCTCGATTTGATTACCGCCCGTTTAGCGGCAACGTTCAGCTTGCGGTACTTCATACCGACTTTTGCTTGGTTGTCTGTGCTCATACTTGATTGATATTGAATGGTTTATACTCGTGAAAGTCTGTTGATTTCGTACCTAACTCTGTCGATCTGGTCGAACAGTTCGGTCATTCTCGCGTTTATCGCGTCAGCTGCACAGTTCGGCTGCGGAGCTTTTTCGGTTTCGCTCAGCTTGTTGGCCGGCTCGGCTCCGAAGATCTCGTTGATCTTGTTGCAAAGGTCAGCGTTATTTTCCTGCATGTGAATGCTAGCTTCTCTGATTCGAGATTCTATCGAACTCAAAAAAGTTTGGGTGCTTGCTGCTGGTTGGTTGTCGTACGTTGGCATTTACCTTGGATTATTTTTATCGTCCTTCTTTGGTTCCGTCAACGTCACGTTGGTCGGTATTATCATGCGAGTCAGGAAGGTCAATCCCCATGCCTGGATAGCAGATATTTCTGGGCCGGCAAACAGGCCAGGAACCAGCCAGTTCCAAAGCCACTTGATAGGAAACGCGAGCAGAAAGGAGATTAGGATTCCGCCGAATACCGACAGTAAAGCGATCTTGACCTGGTTCTTAGCCACGGTCTTTGGATCTAGCAACGGTTTTTCCATTTGAAGTTTTGTTGTTTTGTATATTCTACGACAGGTTCTCGAAAAGTTTTGAAAACGAAAAAGCCGGACCTTTTGGACCCGGCTTTTTTACCAGCTTTCCGTTGGGCCGGAATGCCCAGCTAGCAACCATTGCCGCCTCGCGATCCGAGAGTCAGCCGACAGACTTACCGCGGTCTCCGGTCTCGGCCCCTCTATAGGACTTTACGGTTGGTTTTCGCTTCTTGAATTTCTTTAGATTCTTTTCATGGTCGTGCTGAGTTGGTTAACTGAATTTGTTAAAGCTAATGTACCACAAATTCGCGAAAGGAAAAAATGGGGTTTAAACCAGTTGCAGGAACTTGGTATTACCGACGAAGGTCTTTCCGTGGCGGTACTTCATGCCGGTCGGTCTCTTCATGTCGTCAAGCAGGATCTCATTCGAGAGGAACACAAGGAACCCCTTCTTCACTCTGTCCCGTATGGTTTTGTTGGTCTCTTTCCTCAGCTTCTTGTAGTCCTCAAAGCTCATGCCTTCCGGCCGTTCGTTCACGGGTGCCGGCGCTTGCGGCAGGACCGTTGCAGTCTGCAGTTTCTTCATTTGTCAGTATTGGTTTTAATTACTTCTTGCCGTATTTTCTCTTCAGGTCGGCTTGAACCCTGAGCCTGTCGTCCAGGTCGGTCGGCACGTTCAGAATTCCGGTAGCTCGCGAGAGCTGTTTTCAGTTCGGCAGGTTGAGAAATAACCGACGAATACCGTCGTTGTAGCTCAGCTTGTGTGCCTTGATCTCGATGTATTCCGGATCGTTGCGCCTTAAGTTTTTAGTTTTTTCTTCCATGGTTCTATCTTACAATCGGTCAGTAATAAGTTTTACTTTTTCGAGTTTTCTTCAGAGCACGCATCGTACCTTTTCAAGTTCTTGAGCAGTTCCCAGCTGATGGTCGCCCCGTTCGACAGGGTCCAAGTTTTCGAATCGCGCGAATGGTCAGTAATCGTGTAGCACTGACCGTCAAGAACGACGGTCTTTCCGAGCATCTGGTCGGAAGCTTCCTTCAGGTCCGATTGGATTATTAACCGACCTATCACGAGCCCAACTAGGATCACGATGATGAACGCGGCTAGAGCCGCTAGCACTTTACTCTTCATTTACTTTTTCTTTTCTGATTAGGTAATGGTACGGGTTGGCGTAGACCTTGTCCGGAAAGCCGGGCAAGCCGCCGATCTGAACCTCTTGCCAGCCCTTCGTCACGCACTTCATCTTGCCCTTGGGGATCCAATGCAGGTTCCACATAAGGTAAATCAACTGGAAGACGAAGAAAACGGCCGGAAGAACGACGTAAGTCGAGACTAACAAGCCGAAGAAGTAAAGGAGTCTGGCTGGGTATTTCATGGTTCGAATGTGTTAGGTCGGTATTATACTTCAGTTTGCTTGAATTCGGCCTCACTCGCTATGGATTTTTCCAAGTTGCGAAGAGTACTGACGTTCCTGTCCTGCACGCCCCAGTCCAGGCCGGCCGGTACTTTGGCCAGCTTGGACGAGACGGCCGGCCTTTTCTTGCAGTAGCGCTTGTTTCTTTTCGCTCTCATGTTAGTTCGCTGAGATACCGACTCCTCCGCCGGTCCGAGTAATCACGTAAACATTACGGCCGCTTACTTGCGAGAAATAGACCTTAAAGTCCGGACCCTCAGCGACGAGGTACATCGTGGTCGGCGCGGGTCCTGGCTCAGGAACCGTGTTGGCTTCGCAGGAATTCGGGCAGCAGCTCGTCGCTACGGTAGCGACCAGAGCAAGGGCAAGGATTGCAAAGAGAATCTTTTTCATGTTGTTGTTTTTATGTTTAAGCTAAAGTAACCAGAATTTCTGACAGGAAAAAACGGTTAAAACTGGTTCAACCCGTCTATAACCTGCTGCAGGTCGGTCGTGTCGGTGGACAGCTGCCAGTAACTTGATTCGATCATCTTGCTCGGTACTTTTCGCATGTCCTCGTCCGGTATCACGAGCACGAGTCTGTGGCCGTTGAAACTTTCGTCGAAAGCGATCCTTCCGGCCTGAGTTTTCGTGAACCCACTCGCGAACCCACGAAAGCAGCCTATCCTTGCGAAGGAAAGGACTGCGTACAGTTTCTTCTTTCTCACGTTACTTGGAATAGTAGGTTACGATTAGGATCACGTACGCAGCTACGATAGCTGTAGCTTCGAGGAGGTTTAATAGCTGGAACCAGCGTCCAACCTTCTTTCCGTTGGCTTCACCCTTGACGATTATGTAACCGGCTCCGAAGAGGAACCTCAGCATGTTGAGCCCGAGGGCAATGATCGCGATTGTGATTAATAAGTTCAGCATGTCGTTTGATTTTAAGCTAAAGTACCACGAATCCGCGAAAGGAAAAAATTCTGCTTACTTTTCCACGGACATGAGATCGATCGTGGACTCAACGTTGGCTTTGCGCTCGGTCAGTATCTCAGCCCACTCGTACTCCTCACGCTTCACGGCGATCGGTATTGCAGCCTCTATCGCCCGCGCGTACGTTTCTAAAAGGTAAAGGTAGTATTCCTCCGTCCATTCCTTGTCCTTCTCTCCTGTCTGCTGTCTTATCTCTCTTTCCAGCTTGTCCAACGTCCTGTTGATCTGGCGCTTGTTGCGTCCAGCTTTGGATAGGACCGCCAGTACTCGTTCCTTCATGCTATCGACTGGTTCTCTCATAGGTAGTTAGGTTTCAATTAGTTAGGCCGCTCTATGGCGGAGTTGTCGGTCTCTGTTATTTATTACCGAATGAGGGCAACAAGTTTTCAATTGCTACAACAACGTTACTACTACCCTTCTCTCGCACGAGTACCGAACGGCCAGTCCAACCTGTCCAACCAGTCCGTCCAACCGGCTACTCATCAGTTGGCGGCCGGTAGGGCGCCAACCAAAGGTTCTACTTCAGTAACCTTGGCCTGCCCTTAAGCTTTAGCTTAAGGCAGGCGGCGCGGGCGTCACGTTGAAGCGGCTGCGCGCGGAGTTTTTTCCTTTCAGCTGGATTGGTTACTTTTACCTTATCAAATCGAACAACTTGAACTTTTCAGAAAAGACCAAGCAGAGGATCAAGGACGCGATCCTTGACCGTTGCGAGGGGATCCAGCACCAGGAATTCGACATCGCCAACTTGGACAGCATCGTGGCTGACATAGAAGCAGCCATCAACGCGGAAGAGTCGGAGCTGAGGAGCTTGCCCCGCGACCCTGTCGTCACGGCCACCAGCCCAAAGCTGAGAGCTAAAGCTCCGCGAGTCGGTCAGTTCATAGACGTTTACGCTCGCGACCTTCAGCACTCGGTACCCATGGAAGTATTCGACGTGCGGGGCAACACCGTGACCTGCGGTTACAACGACATAGAGTACGCCGTCCGCTTGGAAGTGGTCGGCAACGGCCACGTGAGGTGGGAAGGTTCCAACGACTGATTTTTTCCTGTCAGTTTCTTTGGTTACTTTTACCTTACAAACTAACTAACTTATGGTAGGAAAGACTTACACCAAGAACTCGAACCCGGCCGTTCAGGTCAAGGTTCTTCAGGTACGCGGAGCGATTGTGACCTTTCACGAGGTCAATTACGCTAACCAACGGGAACTGACGCTTGACGAGTTCAACAGCGCTTACGCTGAGCTGACCGGCCAGCCGCTGAAGAACGAGTCGAGTATCAGGAACCAGCTGAGAGCCGCGCTCGAGAACATGTACATGCTGGGCGGGATGCCGAAGCCGGAGCCGAAGTACGAGGAGTACATCAACCGCATGATCGAGTGCGTGATGAACGAGGTCAAGAAAGGTCAGGCCTGATTTTTTCCTTTCGCGAAAAGGTCTTATATTTACTTAACCAAATTGCAGAAGCCATGAAGCTCAAGCTCCTAACCCTCAAGTACCGCGCCATGCGCAAGCTCGGAATCCTCAAGCCTGCCAAGAGCCTGGACCCGTACGCCGGCCTGGTAGCCGACGGTACCTAGGCGGCCAAGCCCGCCAGGCGGGTGTCTACTCCGGGAGGTTGGCCTGGCACCGGCCAGGGCTGCTCCAAGAAGGCCTGCCAGGTGACTCCTGGAGGTCACCCCAGGCTACTCCAGGAGGTGCGCCAGGGTCACTCCGGGAGGTGCCTGGGGGCCTTATATGCACTGGTAAAAAGATGTACCGGGAGCTCGGCAAGTGCACTTTTGTTTTTTTCCCAAATCCCCAAGTCCTGGGGTCCGATCCCCGAGCTTTTTCGGTTTCCTGAGTTCCCCAGGTCCAGGAGAGCTCCCGGTACCTTTTTTCTCGGTTAAAGCAAAGCCGGCCCCTATTGGGGGCCGGTCTGGGTTTTCGCGTTTCTGAATGTATCGTTTCTCTGGGTTGGAAATTCTCCCCGGGCTGGGGGTCTGTTTCTATCGCTTTTTTTTGCAATCGGTTAGGTACCAGTCAAGGAAGACTAGGAAAGCTGGGACGAACTCAGCTACGAAGACTTCCAGCGGGTTCAGTCCAGCTCTCAGCAAGTAAGCTGCTATCGCTAGCACTACTAAAGCGCTTATGAACCGCCTGGCATTTATCCGGCAAAGGTTGCTGAAGAAAGTATCTCTGTTTTTTAATTTGGTTGGGCTTGTTTACCCTATTTATTCCTTTAATCGTCGAGCCGGTCCCACAGGCTCCTGTCGCCGAACCCGAAAGCGCTGTCGTATCCTGTTCCGAAGCACGTGTTCGTGCGGTGACCTTTCCTGTCTCTGGTGTGCTTGCTCTTTCCGACCATGTCAAGCTCCTTGTTGCTCGGTAAGAACCCGTAAAACGATAGGGGCTGCCAGTTGGTGTAATCGCTGAAGACGTTGCGCCCAGTCAGGAGCCAGTACGGGATCCAGATTAAGTGGATTACCAGAGCAATTTGAGCTGGTACGAAAAGGAGCACTTGAACCCAGTAAAGGACCCTAAGCACGGTTCTCTTGGTGTGTTTCACTTTTTTCTTCTTTTGGCAAACTTACCGCTTTTAGGAACTCCTGGAAGTCTCGGTCCACTTTTTCCATGGTTTCGAGGAGTTTTGCTCTCTCTTCAGGCTCGGCTAAGCGGGGGTTGATGCACTCAAGCCGGGTATCCTGGTTGCTCGTCGGTATGACGACCAGCCTGGCGTCCGGGACGGCTTGGTGAAGGCCCTCTGCCGCTGACCTCGCTAGGATCGGCACTTTGCTCGGTGACATGCCCGCTACCGACAGGTACAGGACCAGTATGATGTCGCTCTTGAGCTTGTCAAGGTCCTTGGAGATCACGTCCTTGGCCAGAGCTTCGGCGAACTTTTCGAGCTCTTTTAACTTTTCCTTGCGGTTCGGCATATAGTTCTGAATTTTGGGTCTTTTACTGCCTTACCGAGCCCCGGTTTTGGGTTTGCAGTGCTGTGCACCCGCCGAGTTACCCCACACTTGGGCGCGAGCGGGTGCTGCGAATAGATAAATGAAAGAACCTTAACTTACCGGAACATGGCGCACGCGAGAGTCGTAGTTAGAGCTACTAAACCAACAGCACGGTGGAACTGGACACGGTCGACCCTAGCCCGGCCAACCAGGTCCTGCTGTTACCGGAGACTCCGGGCGGAGGGCCGGTCATTGCCTTCTTCGTCGATGCTCCGTCAGACAACTACAGCTTTCCGACATCGTACCCTCAGGGGTTCTCCATAGCTGGAAATTCGGGGGCGGTAATCGACACCGACTGGGGCGACAGCTCAACCAACACGTACACTCTGTCGGGATCGGCCATCACCATGCAGTACACCTACGACGGCCAGTTGAAGATACTTCTTCGCCTGTAGGATCGATAGCTAATTAGAATACGTGAGGAGATAAATAACTAAAATCGCCCCATTTTTGTCTAGCATGAAAACCAAGTACATACAGCTGTTCGAATCATTGTTCTCTGAGGTGACTGAGGCCTTTCAGGTGGGCTTAAACCAGGAAGTAAAGTTTGCCTTTAACTTCGAAAGTGGTAGGTACCTGGCGTCCGAAATCCCACCTAACCAGGTAGAAATTTTGAAAACCGATCTTAAACCTGTTTTTGCTGAACTTCTCATTCCAAAGTACATGAACGGCAAGACAATCATCGAACTCACCGCGTCCACCTCAACTTTACGGTTGACTCCTCAGCTCGTTCAAAAGTTGCAAAGTGAGGGTTACACAGGGAATGGACAGAACGATCCGAGCGGAAACGCTCTGCTGTGCGAAGCTAGGTTAACTACCATGGAACAGTTGATAACTAACATCTTATCTGAATCTCTAAAGACTACTCCTCAGGGACTGTTGACTAAAGTAGAATTTAGAAAGGTTCTAAAACCTAACCAGGGTGCAGGAAATACACCAGAAGAAAGAAAGCAATGGCAGTACGTATCGATGAAGTTAGTCCAGACAGGAACTCCAATTCCTGAAGCTATCAAAGTTCCTTGCGGTTTAAGAGATCGTCTTTTTAACGGCAAGATGGGGACAGCCGAAAACAATTACGCCGGTTACTCAGCTGACTTGGTACTCACGATAGCCGCAGGAAACACGATAACGCTATCCTTTAATTCTCTTCACATACCTGATATGTTTTACGTGAAGTATAAGGACACTGAATTTTTGAGTGCTTTTCAAGGATCTGCAACTTTAGCCTCTAAGTTATCAGCCATTCCTGACCTTGAAGAAAAAATAAACGCAGAGTTAAGAGCGCTTGGTAGCACTAAGACAGTTAGAGAGTTGCAGCCCAATGCAATAAACCAGGACGGCACTTGGAACGTGGTCAAAGGTCAATACCAGAGAGCAGAAGAGGGAGTTTACGCGGTTACTGTTACGAAAGGTTGGGAAAACGATTCCTTTAAGATCAGAGTGTTTTCACCTCTGGAAGCTACAAGATTTTCAATATCAACTATTTGTTCGGAGAATGTTCCGAACTTGCTAGCTCAGACGGGAAAGGTCTAACTCCGAACACGGCAACCACTGAACAACTGTTACTCTCCGGAAATTCCGTGATGGCTATGCCTATCGTCGGAACGACAGCGGATCCGTAATTGACCATCATGTTCTGTAAGTGGTTCTTCGAATCGTGCCACACTTGGAATATCGAATTTCCAACAGACAGAGAATCGGTCATTCCGTTGTTTTTGTACTGCACGGCCAGTATCAAATTTTCTGAAAGAACATCCACTCCGTACTCACGACCACGGTCCCATGGGTAAGCTAACAATTTCATTCCTGGAACCTGAACGGTTTGCTGGTGACTTAATGTTACGGTCTTGACCATCCACGTTGATTGAACTTTGGCTGCTGAATCAAACTCACTTGCTCTTACGAAAGCAGGAAGGTTCTTTTCCTTTCTTACTTCGTTGAGCTTGTCTACGAAGGCTTGCTCGATGGTTTGGGAAATAGCGGCAATCGATAGTATAGTAAAAACCGCTGCTAGGATTGCTTTTTTCATGTCTGCGTTTTTAGATAATGTACCAATCTTTAACAAAAAAAGCCGGACTAGCCGGCTTTTTAAGTGTCTGATTTACTTTTTGATAGGAGGTTCTTTCTTTTCTTTGTCAACCTCGACCATCTTTTTCGGGTCTTTCTTCATGAGATCGAACTTAGTTTCAGGCTTAAATCCCTTTCCTTTAACCTTAGGTATGTTGAGATTAGGGTTGTCCTTCTTAGGAGCTTGCTTGATCTTCAGCTTTGGGAATCCGCCGGTCTGAGCTTTCTTACGACCCTCGTAAAGTTCATCTTCTTCGTCTTCTGATGGTGGGAGTTCATCCTCGTCCTTGAACAAGTTATCACCCTTACCAACCACACCAGTTGTATCTTCTTCGGGAGTTTCCGGAAGATCTTCAAACTCACTAGGTTTTGTGTACTCGTCCTCTACCTCGTTGTCATCCTCTCCGGTTTCAACCTTTGCTCTCCTGGCTGCTTTTGGTGTGAACTCTATGAAGTACGAAAGTTCGCCGGTTGCTGGATCAGCATCGTCGAGTTCCAACTTTACGTCGTACGGTTTACCACTCCATGCTTCAAATCCCATGTCCCTTAGCGTGAGAACGTCTGGAGCATACTTGAAATCTTGCTTTGAAGTTTTCACTCTTATCGTATCCCCGTCTACTCCGATGATCTTGTGACCTTCAAAATTTCCGTTGATGATGGACGCTGCGATGTCTCCGACTTCCTTTGGCAGTTCAGCGGTTTCAACTCCGCCTTCTCCTGAAACGATAGGTTCGTTTTCTGGATCGAAATTCTCGTTGACGAATCCCTTAAAATCTAAAATAAACTGTTTCATGCTGTTTAGCGTTCTTTTTACACGTCCTTAGGCTCTGTGCCGGTGGATTTGTGTATGTGAGCAGCACCTGCTGCTTCTGGGTTTTCATTTACTTCCTTCGGTTCAGCTGCACCGCAGTCAGAGCAACAACCGTCTTCCAACACGGCTGCTCCGCAGCAGGCAGATTTCTTTTCATGGCTCTCATTTTGGGCGAACATCTCGTTAACGAACTGTCCAAAGCCGAGAACTAACTGTTTCATGAACTTGCGTGATTATTTTACGGCTCTTCGTTTGCATCAGATGAGGAACCTAGCATCTTATCGTTAAAAGCGTCGTAAGCAGCAACAGCATCTTTCATTGCTGTGTTTAGAGTCTGTAGTTCAGCTTTTATGCTCTCAACTTTCGTCTTATCCTCGTCGGTAGTAGGACTGTTCCTAATTTCGATCGGAATTTCCATGTACTCTTTCTGCTTGTCTTTGAATGCTTTTATCGCGTCTCTCCTAGTAGTGTCTATCTGTTCGAACTCTTCCAATTCGGAAGCAGGTTCACCAACAGAGTCAGTCGTAGGTTCAGGCGAACCCTCTGGAGAGATTTCTAGCGGAATGTCTCCGACTGGCGGAACATCAGTGCTAGGAGCCGGTTGAGTAGTTGGGCTAGCGGTTGGAACAGCTTGAGGATCGACTTTTTCCGACTCTTTCAACCATTCCTCATACATTTGAATAGGCATGTGGCTAGATTCTTTTTCTTTATTTATCCGCTTCTCAGAATAAATAACAGTAGCATGGACATTTTAACATTCGATCAATGGATTAGCGAAAATGCTAGGCCTTTAAGAAACCTCTCGGACTTGGACATGAACCGTCGGTACAAGGGAACGCGTTACGAGTTTGAACTTTTTCCAAGGTTCAGACGGCTAAAGGTCAGAGTGAAAGAGCTGGACAAAAAACCCAGCCTTGAGACTTGGTTTAGCATGATGCAAAATTCTGACAATGAATTTTACACGATGGTTCAGACCGGGGCTCTTGGACAACCAGATGTTAGAGACCTGTGGCGAGATCTAACTGACCAGCGGTCAGCACCGATGAAAAAGTACAACGTATCAGAGAGCAATGACTTCGAACCGTAACCGAAATCACAGACCAAGACCTAGACCTAGGCCAACTCCACCTCCTAGAGGAAGGAACGATTGGTTCTTTGGCTGGAACAACACCAAGTGGTTCATTCAAGAGATAGGCAAACTCTATTCAAGTCAACCATCTTACTTTTCAAAGAAGAGAATGGAGTCAGGTTTTTCGTTTATCGTCGGCCAGTTGGGGATGATACTCTTCTTGATCTTTAAGTACCAGGATCTCACAATGTACGATTTCATCATGTGGGCATCTCTTGAGTTTGCGGTCGGAGGGTACATCACGTGGCAGATACAGAGACAGAAACGGTTTGGCGATTACGATCCTAGATACGGCGGAGGTTACGGAAATGGTTACGGTTACGATCAGGGATATGGTTATGATCAAGGCTATGATAACGGCGGCTACGATCAGGGATACGGTTATGATCAACGACCTTACCCAAGCGGACAGTCTAGAGGAGATCAAACCGGTCAGGATCCAGAACCAACTCCTCCACCGCCAGATGCTGGAAGAACTTCTTACCCTACTTAATTAGTTAGCAAATATTCTATCTAGTTCATCGATCCACACTAATAATTCGCCTATCAGCATAGGACCGCTTTCCAATTTCTTTAAATCGACGGTTGACGTCATCTGCCTGATCTGAAAAGTTAGAGTTATCTGGTTGAGAACTGCGTGAATCACTTCGAAAAATTTCCAATCGATCAATCCGTTTAGCAGGATTTCTTCGGTCTGCACGTCAGTGTATTCCATAAAACTATCGATAGCGAACGGCAGATCAACCCAATCTCTAACGTCGAACGCTGACAGGTGATAAACTTTATCCTCTTCGACGTTTTCTTCCACGAACAAACCCATGAGAACTGAGTACGTGCTGAGGTAATCAATTTCCTCATCCTTTACCGGAAAGACTTTACCCATTTTGAATAAGTAAACAGCGTTCATCGGAACGTTTGATTTCGGTTTCTTTGACGTTTCTATGATCTCAGCAATCTGATCGCAGGTTATTCCAGATAGAGCGTTTGCAAATATCTGTTGGACTTGCGGTCTAAAGTGAGAAAGGTGTTTCAGAAAATCTCGTATTGTTATCTCGCCTTCTACTCTGGTGTTATATGGCAAGTAGTGAGAGATAGGAAAATCTGAGTCCAGTATGTTTCTATCTACCCACGAAGCGACCTGCTCGTCCCAAAACGAGAAGAAAATTCCATCCTTTTTTATAGTTACTGTCTGCATGTAAATATTTATAGCTCAGGTTGCTACCGACTTGCCGAATAAATAAAGAAAAAAGGTAAAACTTAATGATCAAATCGTTCATAGATTTGGTGAATGAATCGGCTGAAGTCACCGAAATGGGTGTTCCTAGCGTTGCTAGGTTAACCGGCAGCAAATTAGCTGATGTTCGTCAATTTACTCAAAAGTTAGGACGGTTGCTTGCCTTGTTGAAAGCGACACGAAGTTCAGACATCACAATGGAAAGATCAGGCGGCGAGAGAAAGTACTATCCTAGGTTTAATAATCCTGAAATTGCACAGATCATGCAAGAAATGAAACGTGATAACGAAAGTCGTTTGATTAAGGTGGTTGGAAAATGGAAGGACGTTTACCCTAACGACTCGGACGCAATTTACATGAAAACTGACGCTCCTGATTCTTACCAAAGGAGCCACTTTCCAAATGACGGTATTCCTTTGGGTTTACGCGGAACAAAGCTTGGAGCAAAGCTGTACCGTGCTCTTGTGAGAACAGTCGGTTACATATCTTCCAATCCTAGTGGAACTAGAGAAAAGGACAACGTGTGGGCATCAATGCTTGAAGTAAAAAAGGACGCTAACGGAAATTTAACGGAAGAAGACGTTCACGCAATCGTTGGTTCCAGTAACTGGATGGCATTGGACAAAAATTTGGACCAGAACACCAAGCTCAGCGCAGCTATGAGATTCATAAATGATGCTATCGGTACCAGAAGAACTGATCCAGATCAGTTTGATATGGACGATGAACTGTTTCAACAGCTACCCGAAGAATTTTTGTCAACACTCAGCGATCAGTACCTTAGGTCGTTGGTGAGAGACAGCAGATTAACCGAAGAAAAATACAGGTCGATTAGAGAATCCAGGGCTAGAGCAGAGATCGCTGCTAGAGAAAGAGCTGCTAGAGAGGCCGAACAAGCTAGAGAAAGAGCAGCTAGGGAAGAACGATTGATTAGAAAGAGATTGATCGCCAGAATTTCACGGTTCGGCGCAGACCCAGATGCGGATTGGGACATTGGCGATTTCATAGTCGTTAAGGATTACCTATACCGGCCAGATTACGAGCCTCTTCCTATTCGCGAAGTTGCAACTTACCAGGATGGTCAATATTACGCTCTCAACATCAAGGAAATGATCAGAGTTCAAAGTAACGAGATAGATCCTCTTCAGGGTAGGGACAACCGAACCACTAGAGATAAATCTGCTTGGGTAAAAGTAAACCTGAACGAAATTCCTGACCTAGATAACGTTAATCTCAGCCGAGAAGAAAAAGAGTACATTGAGGATAAACTGTCTCCGGAAACAGCAGCTAGGCGGCAGGAAGAAATTCGTGCAGCTAGTCAAAAAAGAGCGCAGGATCAGACAACTCAGAACGTCGAAAGGGCAACTGAACCTAGAACGTTTGGTTTTGCTCCGTCCTCTGCTAATAGCATAAAGGACGCTCTGTTGAACCGGCCGAACGTTGAAAATTACCGGACTCTGCTAAAATCGTTTAGAGAGAGAGTTTTCTATTACTCAATGCCATTCATCGTGTTGGGTCCGCCACAGAGAGAATTGATGAGACAGAGCTGGGCTATTCCGGTTTACATTGCATGGACAGGGTCTATAGGGCCTATGAGAAGACCCAGAAATGCATCTATTGAAGATCTACAAAACGGAACAGCTAGGTTAACAAATGCTGTGTCCGGAGAAACGATCCAACCGCCGTACACAGGGTTAAATTTGACGGCTTACCCGTTATCTGCAGTTACGACAGCTGACAAGATAGGAGCACGCGCGCAAGATCATTTTTACATTGCTGGTCACCAGAACGTTTACGGAGTTATAGCTAAGAGTCAGTACGGAGCTGTAAATTCGTCAAGGCAGCAGTTCATCTATTTGAATGTTTACGGTTACGTAGGAAGAAGCGTTTCGGTTAGGTTGGACCTTCTTAGAAAGCTCGGAGCTCCTCAAGTGATTTAGGCGGGTGCATCTCATAGAACTTAGCTAACCTTGTTCTAAACAGAAGGTAATTATCCCGTATGTCGCGTTCGTTTAGAGTGAACGTCTGAGGAACGTGAGATGTTTCATTCGATATGAGAATTCTGCAGGACGTTGATTTTATCCGAAGCCGATCCCATGCAGCTATCACGTACGCTGCAACTTGCAGTTTGTAATCTTTGATCCAAGCTTCATCTTTCGGCTTTTTTGCTGTTTTGAAATCTATTACAGCGTGTTCGTTGGTCGTTAAAAGGGACAAATTGTCCAGCGTTCCAGCAAAACCGCCGTCCCTAGCTGTCCACAAAAATTTTTCCTGAGCGATCACTTTTTGAATGTCATTGAACACGCCAGCTCTGATGTAATTGTAAAAAAGAGCTCCGCCAACGATTTTTGCTCTATTGTCAAACTTATCGATCTCATCGTCCAATCGTGAAAGAGCTAAGGTTTCATTCAGCTTATCGTGACTCGACAGCGACTGAGGAAGGTTCAGATAAATCTCGCACAGTCTGTGCATGACCGTTCCTCTCTTTGTAGCGTCTGAACTTATCTCGTTCGCTTTGCTGTGTCCGATGCGGTCCTTCCACTGAGCAAGCCATTCCTTGTCTCCAGTTTCTCCCAACACAGTAGTCACGCTGGGGAACACCCCTATTAAATCCAAACCGTCAGTTACTTTGTAATACCTGAAACCCTCTATCGTGACTCTTTTTATTTTCTCGCTCATTCAAATAAATAATTTATCAGCCGTACTCTAGTACAAAAAATAAGGAAATAGTTTACATGGTAAAGAACTTCGACGATTTTGAAAAGCAGATGAACGAGGGCGGTTTTTGGGATTGGTTAAGAGGAAAAAAGGACGAAACTAAAGGTCTTTCCGCCAACGATAAGGAATTCTATTCTGAGCTCGAGGATTTTGCCAACTCTGGAAAAACTATCACCGTTCAGTCAAAAGGTAACATGCAGTACTCGGATCTCGTCAAGAAAATTCAAGCAGGCTTGGATTTCCTAGGTTTTAAGATGCCAAAACACGGTGTGGACGGTTACTTTGGCCCAGAAACAGCAAATGCCATTGCTAATTTTAACTCTGCTACTAAATCTAACCAACCGGCGGACGAATCTCTTGTAAATTTCAAGAGTTTTTCAGAACTAGTAGGTGAAGCGCAAAACGGCCGGCTTGGTACAAACGATCTTGAAACTATTTCTACTCCTGGTCACGGAGAAACTCACCACAGACTTAACAAAGAAGCGAAAGAAGACTATGAAAAAATGGTCAAGGCTGCCGCCGAAGATGGTGTAACTTGGCAGATCACAGACTCTTACAGAAATTACGATCAGCAAGTTCAAGTGGCAAAGGAAAAGGGCCTATACAACCAAGGCGGGTACGCTGCCGTTCCTGGAACTTCCAACCATGGTTGGGGTGCAGCCTTGGACTTAAAGTTGGACGCTAAAGCTCAAGCTTGGATGAACACTAACGCTAAGAATTACGGGTTTACCAGCATACCGAGAGAACCCTGGCATTGGGAACACAAATCAAGTCTGTCAGCAGCAAAACAGTCAGCTGGAGAACCCGCTGGTTCTCCTGGAATATCGCTGATCGATGGCGGTTTGGTCAAGCGACTGATTGCTAACTTACAAAACAAAGGTTTCGGAAAGGAAGAACTTTCGAAGTACGCTACTATCGGTGGAGCAGACGTGGTGGTAGGCGGATCTGTTAATGATGATAATTTCTACAGAGCAATTCTTAGAATGCTTGGTACTAACGAAACTCCAGAAAAGATGAAGTTCTTAAAAGCATGGCGTCAAGCCGAAGGAGGTCAAGCAGACTACAATCCGTTCAACACTACCAAAAAGTTGAAAATTAAAGGAATTAGAAATTACAGTTCGGCTGGGGTTAAGGAATATCCAAATCCAGCGGCCGGGTTAGCAGCAACGGTTGCTACTCTAAAACTCCCGTACTACGCTAGACTGTTAGCTCTTCTTAGGAATGATTCAGTGACTGCTCAACAATTGGCAGATTGCCCAGATCTTAGAACCTGGGGAACAGGTGACGGCGTAAAACGCGTCTTAGCTGGCGGAACTATCAACCCACCAGCAATTCCTACTGCCTAATTAGAAAGAGGTATTTTTATCGCCGACTGAGATTGGTAACCAAAGATCTCGAAATCCTCTATCTTGTACTCAGAAATGTCGTCGACTTGGCGGTCATCTATCTTTATAGTTGGTAATGGAAAAGATTCTCTTTCCAACTGTTCCTTGATCATCGGCACTTGGTTCAAGTAGATGTGAGTGTCTCCGATAGATGCTATCAGCTCTCCAGGAACCATGTTCACGTGTTTCGCTAAGATCTCAAGAAGGAGGCCGTAGGAAGCCAAGTTGAAAGGCAAGCCCAACGGAACGTCATTGCTGCGAATGTTAAACATTAGAGATAACTCATATTTTGGAATATTTTGTTCCTCTAATGTTGAATTTAGTAAAGGTAAAGTAATTCTTCTGATTCTGTCATTCCGTGTTTTACCTTCCATAAATTAACTCGCTCTTTTGAACTTAATGGCCTAGCGTAACACTGAAATGAATAGTGGCACGGAGGTAGAGTCATTAATGGAATTTCCTGAACGTTCCATGCGCTTACGATCATTCGACGATCTTCTGGATTATTTTTTAATTTGTCTATGAGATCTTTTATCTGATCGATTGATGGAATTGATCCTTGCCATTCTCTCCATTGCTTTCCATAAACTGGGCCAAGATCACCATGCCTTTGTGCAAACTGGTCGTCTGTTTTTATTTTTTCGATAAAATCGTCTTTAGTCTTAATGTTTTCGTACCAATCGATGTACTTAGCGAGTGCTTCATCAGACGCAGGCGGCTTTAACCCAATGATGGCGTTCTGAACGCTTTGAAATTTTTTGTAAGCATCTCCTACCCAGATGGTGCAGTCATTTTCCACCATGTACTTGATGTTGGTCCCACCTTTGAGGAACCAGAGAAGTTCGACGAGAACCCCCTTGAAATAAACTTTCTTGGTTGTGATGAGCGGAAAACCTTCGCTCATCTTGTGGCGAATCATTCTACCGAACACTGAGATGTTTCCAGTGCCGGTCCGGTCTCCTTTTTGTGTTCCGTTACTTAGAATGTCTTCCAACAGTTCAAAGTATTGCTTATCTAAGTTATTCATTCGGTTGTTCTTGTAATTTTTGCAATTCTTCAGCCAGCTTAGCTGAGCAAACGATAAATGGTTTTCTTTGCTGAGCTTTAAAAACAGCTTCGTCGTATTGTTTTAGAGCTTCTTGCTGTTCTGGGGTTAACGTCTTTACGAATTCTTCCCAATCCTTATTGAAGATGGATTTGCTCATATAGAAATGTTTCTAAATGTTCCAGAATTTGAGCCAAATTCCCAAATGTCTCCATCCTTTGGCGCAGGACGGTCGTACTCTTTTCTGAGGTGGTTAAGCTTGTTGATGAGAAATTCGTAATCCACTCGTTCTTTTAGGGCTAACCATTCTTGGTTCAACTGATCGATCGCCGGATCCGCGAAATTCTTGATTATTCCATTTACTTCTAAGATGATCCAATGGTTAGAACCCAATATGTCCCACTTATTTTTTTGAGTGATGAAGTACAGAAAAAGCATTCGAGATTCTTCGATCTCTCCGTGTTTATCCTTTAAAACGTTGAATACTTGGTTTCCCAGGTCTATCAAGTCCTTCATTGTGTTCGGCTATTTTTTCAGCAAGCCATGCATAATTCACCGGTTTGTAACCAGTTAAACATGCAGTAGCTGTGTAGGCGTTCTTTATCGGGTACAAATTTTCGTGCGTGTGACCGTACACGTGAAACGTGTCCCTAAAGGAGCCGTTAAATTCTGCGATAGGGTAGTGAAACAGAACGATGTGCCGAAGAAAATCGTAACCGTGCGGATAGTTTGTCCGTTCCTTGCACTTGATAAAAATTTCTTTGTAGCTCGTGAATTCCACTATGTTTGCTACTCTGATCAGTTCTTTCTTCCAAAAATCATCGATGTGATAATCGTGATTTCCTGTCACCCACACTATCTTCCCTGGAAGCTGAGCAAAGATGCTTCTAACGTAGTCCAATTTAACTCTTGGCATAGAAGCATCGCCCAAGAAAAATACAGTATCGTCATCGTAAACTGTTGCAAACCAATTTGCGACGATCGTTTTGTCGTGATCCTCGATGTTTGCAAAATTGTGGTACCCTGCTTCAAACTTCAGCACGTTATCGTGTCCGAAGTGGGTATCGCTGATGAACCAGGTCTTGTCTGGTTCGTAAATCAATTCTTCTCTAACTTTCATAATCTTTAAATTGTACTAAAAAGTCGATTGAAGTTTACGATTCGTTAGAGGGCTCAGGCGTGTGCGCATACTGAAGATGTGTTACACAGTGACTTCTCAGTAGGATGAGGTCTGGGGGTCTCCTGTGGGATCCTAGGTTAGTCTGGCTGTCTGGATAAATAAATGAAACCTAGGGCACAGCTCTAGTAAAATAAGCAAACAAAATCGAAGAACAATGTACTACTTAGTAAAAATCAGATTTGAAGTTGACCAGGAAAACGGAAAGGTCAAGAAAGTGAAAGAACAACACTTGGTGGATGCCGACTCGGTCGGAGATGCAGAAGACAAAGCGTTAAAGCGTTTCTCTCATGGAATCTCTCCGTGCTTTATCGAGAGCGTTCAGGAATCAAAGATCATGAGCGTTTTGGAGGAGTAACTTCTACCAACCGAACTTAAAAGCCGGCCAGTCCGGCTTTTTTTTGTGCAGCGCGAGTCGCATAAAAAAACCGGCACTGTGGCCGGTTTAATATCGCTCAGTAGAACGTACGGAAGGGTTAGGTTTTACCTCCAGTTCGATGTTGCGCTGCAAGTGTGTACGACGACCATCAGTTCCCTCTGTCGAGGGCAGCTCAAAGCAGGTTAGCTGCTCCATGAACCGCTGCTGTGTCACCACAACAAACTGCGTGCCTTATTTCACGCAACGAAAATTATTCGGCCACAAGACGGGGATCTTGTATACCCGTACGTCGTTTGCAAGATACCATTTAAGTATCTGATCGAAACCTCAAGCTCTGCTGGTTAGACAGTTCATGCCGACCGCTTGGCCGCCTTTTTCATTGCATGTGGGGCATCCCCCTAGCTCGAGCCATTACCTGCTTTTGCAATACAGGTTGTTCTGGCACGCACTAGAACCAGGCTCATGACTTCCTGATTCCTCTACCGAACGCAAAATGTTTAAGAACTTAGGTTGATAATATACTATGATCTTATCAATCGGTTTTTCTTCAGTAAAAAATTATGGAACGATGTGTACGACGACGTTATCTTGGTAAGGCTGAAGCCAACCGTTCCATGGGTGTGGTCCGTTGTAATTAGGTTTCGGGCGGTAAATGACTGCTGTAATAACCGTTACTGTCGAATAACCTGGGTACCAAGAACCTATCCAGGATTCAGATAGCACGCCCAACCAATTTACACTAGCTACTTGCTGATCGTTTGTGTACCAATTTACAGTTGCTCCTGGAATTTCATCAGCCAACCATTCGATGCTCAACTGCATGTTCTCTCCTTCTTCCAAGTAAATTGGACCATCTGGCGAGGTTCCGTTGTTGAGATTTGAATCCCAAACGATTCTAATACCGTTATCTACTCTTGGGTTGTTTCCATTTCCATTGCCGTTGCCAGCTTTTAGCTGAGTTAGCGTAATGTTCGGAAGAACGTACTGTGTATAACCCGCATCTAATTCGATTTGCGAAACCTGTGTAGGTTTCGGTAGGATCTGTTCTGGCGTTTGTTCTTTTTCGCAGCTAATAGCTAGCAGAACAAAAGCTACCAAAAACAATAATTTCTTCATGGTGATTTTTGTTTTTATTTATTCAAAAACAACCAGAAAACTTCTTGCAATTAACACTCAGTGAATATGATAGACGTACCTAAGAGCTGGCTCTAATTTTTGGTGGAATACGGAGTAGTATCGCCGCTGGCTTTTCTTTTTAGCAGTGCCATCTGTCTGTCCGAAGCAAAGCCTTTTTGCTTTTTCATTATCGTATCCAGCACGTCGTTTAGAAATTTATCACCGTATGCCATCTGCCTCCAGTACTTTTCGGATTTTATCTCGTGTGGAAACCTTGAATTGTTTTCGTTTACAAAACCGTCGAACGTTTTAACTATTTCCATTTAACTCTTCCTGAATTTTTAGGTTTCTTTCGATCCGTTTGTACCTAAAGCGAAAGAAGAAGGCAAGTCCAAAAAACGATGCCGCCGCACAGTACATAATAAAATTGGCGTACCAGAGATCCCCAGTTAGGCGGATCAAAGAATACTGCACAGCGTCGAAGCCAAACGGGTTGAAAAACAGCCCGATCATCATCGCCCAGTTCGCTAGGTTGCTCAATCGTTTTATTTTCCTGTTTATTAACGTCACTGTCCACCGGAGTACCGGTTTTCATAGCTGGGATTTTCCTCACCAGTTAAGGAAGCACAAGTCTGCTTCAGTGTTATTTATCACCAAGCCGGTTGCTCGCCGATGAGGTCTAACGCGCAGTGAAACCCCTGAAGACGGGTTTTTGCTTCAAGAAAACACCCGCACAGCTTGCACTGAACGAATGTCGGGTTAAAATGATCGCATGCCCTACAGATGGACATGCGACGATTCTTCTCAGCTTCAGAAACGAACACCTTATCTAGGATTCGGCTGAGGAAAGTTGGGTTAGGTTTAGGTTTTTCGCCGTTACAGCATGTCATAGTAAGGTTATCTATTCGGACTCAGATACAGAACGTTCTGATAGTCCGATGTCACCTTACGAATCACGCGAATCACGTCGATTGCATCTTGCACAGCATCGTGAGTGACTTCTCCGTCTACTCCAATTCTCTTCATGCAAACTCCCAAACTCGGAAGTTTTTCGTCGGTTTGCCAATCTGTGAAGATAATGCCTGGATCGATTATCCTCTGGTTGACTTGGATGAAGCTTGACCAGCTAGGAAGCTTTTCTAGGAAAAGTTTATCGAACGTGGCAAAGTTTTTGCCAGCAACGTTTATGTTCACTTGTTCAGTCTTCGAATCGGCTCTTGGGTGAATTCCTTGACCTCTTAACCACTCGTAAAGTGCTCTGGCCACTAAGCCTTCTCCCATGATGTGATTCGATTTTCTTATCTCAGCACGTTCTTCCTTAGACGCTGTTTCCAAAGAAGCAAGGATCTTCATGATCCAGTTGTTCATGTTGAGAGCAAATGGCCGGCCTGTTATTGTTTGGTGATCGATGATGCACGAAAAGGACGGAAGTTCCGAGGTGGGCTTCACGTTTAGAGTGTCTTCGATAACTGCTCCGATCTGAAGGATCTGGCAGGTTTCTGGGTCTAACCCAGTAGTTTCGATGTCTATAGAAACAAAACGCATAATTTTAGGTATTTTTGAATTTCCATTTATATCCACCGGCGGTTTGTCTAATCCCATTACAAACCGATGAAATATTTCTTTGATTTATTGACAAGGTCTTTGCTGCTTCCTTCTGAGATGACCATTCACAGATTAATACATTTTCAATAGTTAATTGAAAAATTGGTTTACTTACTTTTAATATAGATTCTATTGATTTATGTTTTCCTCTATTTGCATTACCACACCGATATGCCTGTTCAGCTGATCTTTTTTTACCTCTAGTATTAGTATTTCCTTTAGCTGACTCTGACATTTTCTTTCGACTTTCTTCAGAAAATAAATACCCATTTTCTACAAAATCTCGTTGATTTTTAAGATTTCCCAGTTTTTTATATTCGCCGATCCAATAAGTTTCTCTAATTTGAGCGTCAAATTGATCGCATTCGTCAATTATTTCAAGTACCGGTTTTTGATTTTCATCAAGCAAACTTCGAATCCATGCGGTCTTTATGTCTTTTTTACCTGGCTTTCTTGCTAAATAAATGTGTTGACGATACCTAGTATCGGGTTGAGTTGACCTACCGACATATTGAACTTCGTCTGTTTTTGGATCTTTAAGAACGTATATTTTTACTAATTTCATACTTCACTTTATCTTTATTTATTAGTGAAGTGTTCACCGATTCAATTGAGACGTATTTCACTACTCGGCTTTTGTGAAATCGATGTAATACTCTTTCCCTGGTTCAAACTGCGCGGCTGCTTCTTCGTTTACAGTTCCCATTTCAAGCTTGCCGTACGGCGTCCATTTGAAAAAGGTTTCGTTTTCTGCGCTTCCGCCTGTTACTGGAACTAACGTGACCTTCTTACCGCTCTCGGTAATCGTCACTTCCGTGCACTTGAATTTTGCTCTTACTGTCATGCTTGTTGATTTTTTTGTTCGTTTATCAGTTTAACTAATACGTCTCCGTGGCAGGCCTGCGGCTTGCACCAACAACCAAGAACTTTTCCGTCAAGTTCGTGAAGGTCTGCTAACAGCTGAGGCTGCTGACGTATCCATTCTTCGTACTTTTCGATCGCTTCTTCTCGTGTTGCCACTTTGAACTGAGCCCGAGTCGTATCGTTCAAGTGAGTGAACGGGTTTCCCCACTTGCTGGGCCGGCCGATGTAAACATCGTACGGTTCTTTCTTACAGTGAACTACTTTTGTTTCCATCTTATTCGAATCCCAATTTTTCTAGAGTTATCTGTTCGACAGATTTTCCTTTGTGCTCTCTGTCATCAACCCAAGCGCACGCGTTAGCGTAAGCAAGGTTGATCGTCTTTTCCAGGTCACCCGAAACGCATTCGTACGTTCGGTAGTAGGTCGTTACACCCATGTCGTTTATGGTGATCAAGTGTGTTACTACTCCTCCTGGGGTACGAACTGCTGAGTGATTAAGCTGAACCTTTGTGTTGAACCGATAACGTTTGTACTCGCTGACTTTGTTAAACTCCTGCTTGGACATAATCGTTTATGTTTTTGGTTACGAATCCTGCTGCTCCAGCGTGACCTCCTCCACCTCTGCGCGTGCAGATCTCTGAGCAGTCAACTTTGCCGTTGTCATTGTACAGTGAAAATTTCCAATGGCCATCCGCAAAATAAAAGCTAGCGAACCCGTCGTACCCATCTTTGTGATAATTGATCTCGAAATTGATCGGGTTGAACCTTTCCTTGTTAACTGCAAGGAATCGGTAACCGTCGAACTCGATGACAAAACCCTTAGCGTAGGATTGCTTTGCTTCTGTGCACAAGCTCTGGTAGATGTAGAGTCCAGCATTGTGCATCTGAACGAGATCTTCTCTGGTTAGACGAAGAACTTCGCTAGTCTCTTTCCACCCGTTCCAACGAGCTCGTGCTGCGTACTGAAACACTAGGACTGCAAACTCCTCGCTCGTTCCCTTGTGGCCGAAGCAGTCATACCTTCCAAGAAGGTGAACACCTCGCGGAATGTCGAGGTCAGGATTTATGAATTCCCAAGTAATTTCGCAAGCTGCTTTCTTTGGGTCTAGTGAAAAGAGGAATTTTTTATTTCCTTGAACTTCGTACCTGAGATCTCTGTCGAATTCTCGTATTGCCGAGATGTGATGATCTAGCCAGGTAATGGTGCGTCCTTCCGCTAGAAACTTTCTAAAAGTGTCCATCGAGAAGGAAACGTCAACGAGGATTAGATCCTCTCCTTCTTCCAACTCCGGAACGGGCTGGCCGTAGTCGTACGGGACCATCTTACAATCAGGGTACTTGTTCTTGACAATCGCTGCGCTGCACCAACCGTCCAGGTCTATTCCGTGATAAATGCAAATCATTGTGATAACCTTTCTCTTAATTTTTTTAGCCTCGAGACGAATTCTCGCTTAGTGAGAACAGTTTCTTTCTCGTTGGAGCGTCCTATCTCGTGGGTTAACGTTGCGGAACCGGAAGCAGCCAGAGCTTTTCTAAAGGAATCGTTGGCGAACAGTGCGTCGTACGCTCTGTCCAACAATTCTTGGTACTCGTCAGACGATCTGTCGTATTCTGTACCGTTCCAGTAGAGTTTCTGAGTTGATTGCCAATTTTTTCGTTTTCCTTTAAACTTAGCAGCCTTTCCGACTAACTTGCAAACCTCTCTTTGCATGTCAACGCTAGAAAATTTGAAGCTCTGTAGAAGGCCTTCCATAGAATTGCACTGCACCCCATCGAACTCGAAAGGGTGCGGAGCAAAGTTGCTAAGCGCGTTGGCTGGGTATGCGTTCCCGGATCCTATGTCCATTTTACGTTCTGTTCAAAATGGTAACTCATCCTCCTGGTCGAGCATAGGAACCTTTTCGAGTTCGCTCTTTCTGGGAGAGTGTTTTCCTTTTTCAGGAAAGAGCTCAGGGTCGTCGAGAATGTCGATGTCCTGCTCGTCGGAAATAGGGTCAGCTCTCTTTTCTCCAAAAACTCTGAACGCTTCCAAAGCGTTGTAGTACTTTCCGTTGAACTCTCTGCCCTTCACGTTAAAAGCGATCTTCACTGTGTCGCCTATGCCGAACGAATCCAGCATGTCACACTTGTCCTGAACCGCTTGGAACAGAATTTTTTGCGTGAACCTGCCGTCTTCTGTCTCGATGACAAATTCTCTTTTTTTGAAGCCTTTGTTAAAGGTCTGTGTCGACATGATCTCGACAATGTTTCCAGTTAATTCAAATGTGTTCATTTTCGTATGTTAAAATAATTGTATTTCTTCTGATACTACCAGGATGTCAACGGTTTTTATTGTGTGAACCCCGTATTCGCCATACGGCACGAATTCATTAAATAGTTGAACTTGTTCTTCCGTCAATATCCCAGTGTCAACGTACATCTTACTTGGCGTTCCAAGTTTTCCGTATTCAGACGTCTCCCAATTGTGTCCCCACTTATTCCAATTAGTATGGCGATCCTCATTTAGTTTATCACGTCTAGCTTGGATAGCAGCTATCACAGGTTTGATCTGTTCGATCTGTTCATCTGTGATTTCTGTTTTCTTAGTAATGTAATCGGCATCGTTTGTGTCAGCCGTGATGATGATGCATTTCTTCATTTTTAATTATTTTAGAAATCTGGATTAGTTACCCGCATGTCGTAATCCTTGAAATTTCGAAAATCTTCCTCGTCGGCCTCTATTCGTCGGTCAACCGTATCTCCTGGCATCTGTCTCTGAAGAAGTCTGAGCTTTCGTGTGTCTTCTGGTATGTCCAAGTAAATGATGAAACAACTCTTTCTGTCTTCAGGTTGAATCTTTGAAACTCCGGCAGGCGTCATGATGAAAACGTCATCTTCCATGAATTGTTTCTTTGTCGTTCCGTAAAGCCAGGTGTTGAACCTAACGTACTCGTAGAACTCGTCGTTCTCTATCATCTGCTCGGCTTTCGATTCCGTGATGAAGAAGTAATCCTTACCTTCTATTTCTCCTGGTCTTGGAGGCCGGTTTGTGATGCTGATGGATGGTTTGAAACCTCGAGCTTCGAATTTGTTTCGTAAAAAATCTTTTCTAGAAGCAGCCCTAGCAACTAGAACGATGCGCTTGTGACCGAGTTCAGCTATCATCTTTTCGAACACTTCAAGCTTTTCAAGTTGGTGAGGAAGCATGATGCTTGCTCTGTGATTTGCCCACTCGGTGTGGTACTTGATGTTAAGAATGAACTGTTTGTTCTTTGGCAGGAACATGGTCAGAGGAATCTCCATTTCCTTTGCTAGCCCAGCAAAAGTGTGTTCGGTGATAGTTGCTTCCGTCCACTGTAGCAGGTCAGCATCTCGTATAACTTTTTGGCTTAGAGTCAGTCGATCTTCTGGAACTGCGTACGGGTACTTTGTAGCATCAATTATGTTGCAAACGTCCATGATCAATCGGCCGAAGTCCGGCGTATTGTAGAGGTTCGGTTCAAGAATGTACGTAGCGATTTTGAACATTTCCTTAGCCACGGTTACGTTTCGAGCATCGTCCTTTGAGTGGTGCGCAAAATCGTGAAACATAGCAGCTAGGAGAAGCTTCTTTTTTGAAAGACCGTCAAGCTCTTCGTCCTCAGCTATCTCGTTACAGTAATTCACAACACAGCTTGTGTGCCAAAAGTTATGATACGGTTTATCGTTCGCTGGATTATTCTTCTTGACGTAGTCCCAGTATCGTTCTATGCCGTTTTCAACAGCAATCGCGTCAATGTTGTACACGTTAGTGTTCATAGTTACTGGTTTAATCGTTTTCCTCTGTCTATTTCAGCAGCGATAAGAGCCCCAGCTTTTACCAGGTCTCTTATGCGGTCGATTGACGGTTTGAACCATTTTCTGTCCCAGGGCCAGAGATGCATGATGGTAAAACGCAAATTAGCAGGTAATGCGTAACAAGCGGCAGCGATAGAAATAGATTCGTTAGTGTGCTTGTCATCGTGTTCGGCAGGCCAACCTTCTTCCTCAATCTGCCTTTTTCTTTCAGCTGCGATCAGGTCTACGCCTGTCTGCGTTTTTTCCGGGACTGTGACTATGCACACATCGTAACCGTCGTGCTCTTTGTTCTCTATTTCGAGGTGTACTCCCAGTGGAGAAAGTATCTTATCAAGGTCCGCAACTAGATTGTGCGGCGCTAGGAGATCGTTATCGATCATTAATCTGTGTTCCATTATTCTTTTTGGATTTTAATTTTTCCTATTTTTACTAATCTCTTAAACGTGGAGTAAGCGAAACCTAAAAAATCAGCGGCGTCCTTCATACTTGAATATTTTACATCGTTTATAGTCACCGGTTTTTTAAGAGAATTAGAAATTTTTAATTTGGAGGCACTTGTGTGAAATTTTCCTTTAAAAAAATCGTTTTTTACACGAGTTTTTCCATACATTCCGTTGTCAGTACCGATTTGTCCACCTCTATTTCGTATCAAAATATTGTTATCTGTCAAAATTTTTTTTATTTTGTCAGGTCCATGACAAAACATTTTAGCGATACTAACTATTCCAAATTTTTTATCGACATATAAGTGAATGATTTCTTTAATTTCATCATCTGTTAAATCTATGCAATTAAAATGTTTACTATTAAAGTATCGGTCGGTGGATGTCTGTGAATTAAGATAAGATTGTTCGGCAAATTCGAAGCTCAATGATCGATTAAATAATGTTCCGTTTTTATCAAACTCTAATCTACCGTACTTTTTAATCAGTTGATTTTCTAATAAAAAAGCTTCAAAATTAGAAAGACCTTCTTTAATTCTTTTTATTTTTGGTTGAAGATTTTGAGTTTCTAGAGATATTAAAAATTCTCTAAACAATCTATTATTATGATTTTTTCGTCGTAGCCAATGTGACGTATCTCTATTTTTTGTACCTTTCCCAACATATCTCGGAATATCTACAATAGGATCGTAATAGACATAAACATAATATTTCATAATCATACAATTTATGTTTATTTATCCTAGGCCTCTTCGAAATATCTACATGTCACGATCGTCTCCGTATATTCCCTTAAATACTGGAAACCTAAGTGAATTTTTTCCGTGCTGGTCTTTTGTTTCTTCGAAGTAGTTGACTGTTATTGTCTTATTCATAATTTCCTCAGGGTTTTGAAAAAAGCGACGTCTTTGTTCAAGAGAAAAACCTGAGCCGACGTCAACCGGATCGCCTTTGTGAAGAATTCTAACGTTACGCAGCATCACTTCTTCGATCTCAACTCCGTTTTCGATGATTCTCATAGGTCCTACTTCGTAATCGATAACCACATACTCAGCATCTTCCATTTGTTTTACTTTCAATAAGTTAGCAGTCCTCTTTCCCTCGTACCCAACGTCCTTACGTAGCATGATGCCCTCGTAACCTGCGGTTTCTGCGTCCTTTACTAGTTGGTCAAAGTGTTCTTGACTTTCGACTTGGATCTGTTCGAGAACTTTTGCGTTTTTTAGTTGGTGCATTCCGAAAAGAGCATTGAGCATGATCTGTCTAGCGGTGAAAGTCACCTGGCCTTCTTCGTTAACAAACTCTTCGAGTTCCAGGAAATCGAACACCTGGTACATTGGGTTTTCTATTGTGTGATCGTCTGTTCTGGCTTCTTTCAAAATTCCCTGGAAATCTTCCAGACCGTCTTCCTTCATGATGCATATTTCTCCGTCGAGAACCTTGTTACGAAGGTTGAGCTTCTTCAGATCCTCTGCTAGGACAGAAAGCGTGAAAAATTCCTTTCCTTTACGAGAGAAGAACCGTACTTCTCCGTCTGCGTCAAATATGACAATGCAACGGAGCCCGTCGAGTTTTCGGCTAGCCCACCAGAGCTTTGATTCGAACTTTACTTTCTTTACGTGGTCCCTGAACTTTTGTGCTAGAGCAACCTCGAAGGTAGGTATCGTTCCAGGAAGAACTTTGTTGATCAGGGAAGTAGTTGCTCGTGTTTTGATGTTGCGATCGATGACATCGTAGAGGATGCTTGCGAACTCGCTGTTCTTTTCAATAAAACCATTCACCGCTGAGATTGCAGCATGACCAGTGATGCGCCGTGAGCTCAGATCATCAAGTAGAGCGAACAGATCATCGTGGCCGTTTGTTGAAAGCTCTGGGTGCTTTATCAAACTCGAAGAAGTGACATAGTACTGTTTGAACGGATTGTAGACGTACTCGAACAGTTTCCTAAGAAACGGAGAATCGTACTTTGCAATGATTTCTTTCTTTGCGTTGGTTGAAGAAGTGGCTTTCATTTCCTCGACGAAATTGGCCACGTGTGTAAGTTCGTTTTTCATGCGGTTATTATACTAACCAGCAACTCTTTGGGCATAAAAAAACCGCACCAAAGATGCGGTTTTTGTAATATTTAGCAACTATTAGAAGTCTGTGTTAACTGAATAACTCATAGGCCCGTCCAGAGTTTCGATCTGCCACCTAGCTGTATCGTTTCCTGTGTTACCCCACAATCTTCTTCTGATGTCGACGTCTGCGTTTTTAATAGCTGCAACGTTCGGATCAGCTTGGTTCATTGACCTGAGTCTTGGGAGAATGTTTTTGGTGTACCAATTGTTGTACAGCTCCTGAGCGGTACGTTCGTTATCGTTCGGCCAGCCTTTAGCCGGTTTCCAAAAGACTTCGTTTGAAAACTGCGCTTTTATAAGTTCGCATATTTCAGTAGCTTTTGTATCGTCGGCTTGCGTTCTGGTAAATTCTCCTACTACGTAAAGCGAAACGTTTCTGCTAGCGTCCATCGACCATCGTACTTGGACCACCGATTTTGGATCGTTCTGAACGAGCTGGGTGTTTATCGCTCCGTAAGTTACTCCACTATCGATCTGAGTACCTATTCCATTCATCAAAGTGTCCCATGCCCATTTGTACTGACCTCCGCGTGCTCCGGATTTCAAAAGTTCGAGCTTTCCTTCGTTCACTGGCCGAAACTTTAGAAGTTCGACAGTTCGAGCGTAGTTAAAATAGTTGAACTTTTTAGCCTCTAGAAGAACGTTAAATGTGCTTCCGGCAGGAGTCTTTACTTGAACTGCACCGCCTGGCGGAGTTGTAGCTAGAGGCTGTTCAGTTTGAACAGGTTGCTCTGACTGCGTATTCGGTTGCGTGACTGGCGCTTGTGTAGTTTGCGGAGTTTGCTGCTCTCTATTGTAAATAGTTCCGCGCAAAGCAGTTACCAACCTATCTGAAGTAACATTATCAATGTATAGAGTTGGTGGTTCTGGGTTTCCTTTCAATATCTGTGAAATAGCTCGGCCTGTTGCATCTCCGAATTTTCCGTCGGCTCCGCCTTTTGCTCGTATGAAATCTGCTGCTACTTTAATCTTCGGATCAGTTTCACCCTTTGATAGAATCCGTGACTGGAGCTCTTTTACTCTTGGATCGACAGTCATACTACTCCTAATATACTCGAAAGATATAGCTCTTTCAGTTGGTTCAGCTTCGGCAGCCGTTTGAGTAGGGGCAACTGTAGTAGTTTGAGTAGTACTAGCGTCAGGTTGAGATTTATCTGTTCCTGGGTCTTCTACTTTTTCGCCTGACACAGCTGAGGCAGAAGCGATGTTCATTCCTGGCTGAGCGCTAGAAGATAAAAGGTCTTTCATTTGATCGTATTTGTAAATCTTAACGTCAGCCGCCTCATTAATCGATTTATCCGCTTCTACCACTCGGCTAGTTACAGGAACGTTAGTTTCTGTTTTTTCTTCAGTAGTCGGAACCGGAAATTTATTGACTGGCGTAACTTTGTCCAAATTGGTAAACTTGGTGACTGGGTAAAAGGATAGAACTCCAGCGACTATGTAATCGCCAAGAGCGCGTCTTTGAGCCTTTTCGGTGTTTATGAAACCGACCATGTCAGCTGTTATCTTTTTCTGATTTACCTGGTCAGCTATTAGGTTAGCGATGTGGTTCATTGCTTCCTGTTCTGCTACTTGATCGTCAGGGGAGGAAGTTACCACTTTAAAATCGTATCGTATCTTTTCATCAGGCGCGACTGGTTTGGAAACGACAACTTTTATCTTTTTGCCTTCGTCCTTTATCGTCAGCTTACTGTACTCGTCCTCACCGCCAGCAGCATCCGTTCTTTTTCCAGAAAGTCTCCAAACTTCCTTTTCCGTTACTTTTTCGGTTTCGTTTGCCGATTCGTTCACGGTTTTTACGAATTCGTCAAAGCTCTTGATGTTTAGATCGTTCATGTGTGTCATGTATTTTTGGACTTTGTTATTTATTTATTCACCTAGCCATACGCGTTTCACCTCAGTATTTTCGAATAAATAAATCAGATGAACCAGTACGTATTCGAATTCAACCAGTACATTAACCAACCCCAAATCGAACGATCCTTTGGGATATTAGGGGACAAGGGCAGAAGCTCAAAATTTGGAGAGCAGACTGGTTATTTCAAGAGATTGCTGGAAAAAGCCGAAAAGATCGGTCTAGATGCTTTTGTTTTCACGGATTTTTCAAAAAACGGAACGATAGGTTGGAAGTTTAGAGACGGCCGGTGGATCTCAGAAAAACGCGGACTTCCTAAGGTTTTTTACAACCGCAGCTTTAGAGTTAGAAAGTACATGGAAGGAAAATCCAGCACAAAGTACTTGGCTGAATTAGGCTGCATTCCGTTAAACTCAGCGAACTTTAGAAAGTTAGCTTTGGACAAACAACTAACTTACGAGAGCTTGGTAAACGAGGACCTTGGAGAATTAGGTCTTCCGTACACAGAAAAATACACAGATGAGGGTTTGATCCCATTTCTTCAACAGAGACCTAAAGCAATCTTGAAACCACGGTTCGGTTCCGGTGGAAAAGGAATAATAAGCGTGACCAAGAACGGAAAATCTTACGAATTGGTTTACGAGGATAAATCAATCGTGTGTTCAGAAGATCAGCTGTTAGACCGAATAAAATCAATACGCGAAAGAATGAGAACCTTTTCAAGACGATACATCGTTCAGGAAAAGATAGCTCTTCCGAAGTACCAGAACTCTGTCTTCGACGTTAGGGTCATTTACCAAAAAGGATCTGATGGAAAACCTATTAGAACTGGCATGGCTGCCAGAACCGCTGCACCGAACCGGATAACTGCAAACTTGCACCAGGGAGGAGGAAAAGCCCCACTAAGTTCGATACTTGAAACCCTGTTCAACCAAGATATGAAAGGACCTATTGCTGAATCGATACGGTCCTATGCTAAGAGATTGTTTACGATACTTGAAAATAAAGTCGGACCAATAGGCGAAGTAGGAATGGACTTTTTGATCGATCAGACTGGTAAGATTCACCTGATAGAAGTGAATTCCGTTCCTGGAAGAAATTTGTTTAAGATACTGCCAGACATTAGAGAAGCTGCTATAAAACGGCCGGTCGAGTACGCTAAGTACTTATTAGAAACTCACAAATAAAAAAGAGAGCTTATCGGCTCTCTTTTTTATGGAATACGTCATTCGTGATTATTTCAGCTGGTCTGGTCAACCTGCTGGAATTTTTTAATTCGTTCGTAGATTCGTTCCCTTTCAACCATGTCAGCCTTTGAGTATTCTTCGTGAACTTTTTTGCAATCTTCGTCCAGGTAAAGGTGAACATCGCTGAAAGTCATGTAGAGGTTAAAGGATTGAAAGTCCGACTGTTTTGCGTGGTCGGACACGTGTTTCATGCAGTAGTACCGCTTGTTCAATCCCATGATACCCTCCTTACTCTGCTGGTTCCTGAAGTTCGGTCGGTGCAGGTTCTGCTTTCTTCTGTTCTTCTTCGATAGCGTGAAGCTCCTGGATCTTTGTGTCAAGGTTTCTCATTTCCATGATGATTGGGTTGAGCGCCATTGCGATTCTGAAAGCGCGTTGTGCTGCTTCCATGTTATTTCCAGAAACGCGGTTCATGAAATAACCGCATGCTTCGATAGCGGACGCTTGGACCACGCAAGGCTGGCTTTCTTCACCGTTTGCTGGAGCCATTCTAGTGTGAGCGCTGGAAAAACCAAGGAAGCAGTTCATGAGCATGAAAGCTTCGTTTGGACCGGTAAATTCGAACTTTCCGTTGCATGAATTTTTGATCCACTTAACGTCCGGCTCCTGGAGATTTACTTGCCAAAAGCCAGTTCTCCTCTGCGTTAGTTTTTCGAGTTCTGTGAGTTCTTCTTGAGGTTCCGGTTGTTCCTCCTGGTCGGGCTGACCTTCTGCGGTTGGGTCAGATATTTCCAGATCACAGGTAACTTCGTCAGTCGCCGTTTCTTCGGTAACTTCTGGTGAAATGGTTTCTTCGTTTGAATCAACTACAGGAAGTTGAGTTTCGATTGCCTCGCTGTTTTCAGTAGGCAGCTGATCTGTAACAAGCTTTTCGTCCATTGTCTTGGTTTTGTAATTTATGAAATTGTACTTAAAACCAAGCAAAAAGTTTTAGAATTAGAGCAAGTAGGGACATTTTTTGCTCATTTCTTCCCGGTTTATGTACTCGCTCAGGAAAGGCATGACCGTGCTACTCTCAATGTGGTGTTTGAACCACTCAGGCATGTGACCAACAAAATTTTCGTAAACGTTCACGTAGATTTTTGCCATCTCAGGAGCTTGGAGTTTGAAATCTTCCATAGCCAAAAGGACCGGTCCGTTTTTAGTCATTCCGACTCTGAACCTCATTAGATCAGTTTTTAGAGCTTCGTATAAAGATTCAGATATTTCCTGAAGTCTAGCTGTCGTCGGAAAGCGATTAGAGTTTATGTGAACTGGCTGACGATCGATTATCTGGCGAAGTCCTACTATCTTTCCTTCGTGTGCTGTGATCTGGAATTGTTCCAGTACCTTGGGAGTGTGGAAGTAGATAGAGTTCTTTAAGAGTTCGTCTGACCTGAGTTTTCGATAGGTCGTGTAAGTTCTTATTTCTGAAAGCGGAGAGATGACTGTTACCGGCGTTTTTAACCTAGTTGCGTGCAACCGATTAGAAACGTACTTAGGGATAAAATTTGCACCAGGTAGTCTACTAAACACCTGGTACGTTGAAAAAGCGTTAGGTGAGATCTTTATCACAACGTCAGATGTTCTATCTCCGAAGAGATCTCTCATCTCGTTTTCTCCGACCAAACCTACTTTCTTTGCGTATGTTTCAACGCTCGGTTGAAACGTGTCGAACGTTTTTAATTTCATCGTACTGTGATAAATTTTCCTACCTTAAATACCGATTCGTTCGGATTTGGGGTCTCTTCAGCCGCGTTTATCACCTCAGGCGGTACAGTGTTAGTTTTCCAAGAGTCCATGATTCGTTTTCTGTTGTCTTCTTTTTCGGCTAACGTCATTTTTCCTTGCTTGACTAACGTGTTAAGCATCTCTTCTAGCCTAGATTCATCGCTCTCGTTGTACGAGATCTCTCCGTTGGATTTGACCACGTCGGAAAAGTAAGCTTGAACTACTGGGTTCTGATCTGCCAACGGGTGCTGAACGTCTATGTTGGTGTCCTGCTTTAGCATGCTTAGTACACCCTTAGAATAATTGTTCAAGTTCGAAGCATCGAATTCTTCTGGGCTGGTTAGGTCAACTGCTACTTGACCTTGCTTCCAAGCTTTGTTGTTAGTATCGAGAATTGCTCCTACCTCAGCTTGAGCTATTGCCGTTTTTTCGTAGCACGGATTGGCTGAATCGGTTTTCTGCTTGAGTTCTTCTATCTTTTGGTCTGTTTCGGTCTGCGTTTTTACGAATTCCGTGTAAGCCTGCGGATTTTCAGAACGAAGGTTGTCCAATTCCTGCTGAGACAGTTGAAGCAGTTCTTCTTCCGTTTGTTCGTAAACTCTGGAAAGAATTTCGTCCACAGCTGCCATGTCAGGAGTAATGGTCTGGATCGCTGCACCCTTAGCCAAGTCTGCTACTTCTTCTGCTGACTTTGCTCGAGTTATGTATCGTCCGCACTCAGTTCCTTTAAGAGCAACCTTTAATAAGAAGATAGGTAATAGCTGAAGAGTGAATTTTCGATAGTTAAACGCGCTTTTTACAGCGACCTTTCCAAAATCCGAGAATTTTTTCGAACCGTTTATCAGAGCTTCTGGCGCGTTTCTGAACAGTGACATGGTTTTGACAACGTCGGGCGATGTTTTCTTGATCAAAGCGAAGAATTCTGGATCGTCTAACATCTTCTGCATCACGTTTCCAAGCTCAGTAGGATCGCCCTTTCGTATAGCGCTAGCTAGCATTCTATCAGCACCTTTCCAGGTCTTTCCAGTGGACAGAGCTGCCATGATCTTCTTGTTTTTTGTCATCGAAATCAATCCGCTCTGCTTGCTCAAAATGTTTTCTACCAACTGTTTAGTTGCATCGTTGTACATGAAATTCTTCTTCACGGCTGGATTGGTTACGCCAGGGAAAAGTTTGGTGAATTTAGCTTCGGACTTTGCTAATATGTCCGAGCTGAACCCGCCGATCTTTCCGCCTTTTGCTGTTTTGTACATCGACTGTTCTGCTCCAGTTCTTACAGCTCTTTCCGCTCCTATGTTTAGAGGCTTTTCTGCTTTCTTTGCGGCGACTGATGCATCTCCAAGCGTTGACGCTGCTTTTTTGGCAGTCGCGTCTGATAGTAAAATCTTGCTAGCATCATCTGCTTCCTTAGCGAAAGTGTTAAGCTTTGCGATCTGCGTGTCGAACGCAGCTGTCATCTTTGGAATGTACCTATCCAATTTGAATGCTCCGAACGTTAGTTTATCTACGGCCTTAACGATTGTTGGAACTATGCTCTTTAATAATTTTATGCCTGTTTCAGATAACCACTTTACTACTTTTCCTAGAGCTTGACCTAGCATTTTAACTATTCCTGGGTTTGCGGCAGCTTCGCTGGATGCTTTGAATGCCGCAGCTTCTGTTTTACCTAATCCCTTTGAGAATAATTTTGAAAATAGTTTAGTTGCCGGTTTTGCAACGGTCTTTATTCCAAACTTTAACGGTGCAAATATTTTGGTCATGTCGACCATCGCAATGAAGTTGATGATGGCCATCAAGTACTGTTCACGAATCAAGTATATTATGCCGTTTAGACTGTTAGCAGCTATGTCGATCGGAAAGCCGAACCACGATGCGGGAATCATGCCGATAAGGTCCAACACAAATTGGAAAATGCCGATAGCAGAACCGCCCTCGGTCATCAGGCTTAGAACAGATTTCAACTTGGACAGAAAACTTTCGTTTAGAGACTCTAAGTAAGTTAGAGATTTTTCGTACGTTCCAAGTTCGGTTAAAAGAATCGGAGAGTAATTATGAACGAGAAGTAGATTTTCGTTCACGTTTATCTGTTCGAGAGTGTCAAAGTGATCTAGCAGGTAAATTTGGTGAGAGATGAGTCGATCCTCGCTGGTTGGAGCCAAGCTAAACGGCTGCATCGAAAGCGGAGCAATGTTCTCGTAAACTGGTAAGCTCAAGAGAGCTTCTCTTAGAACCTTTAACTTTGGATCTTCGTGTATGAGGTATTCGCCTACTGATAATACGTGATTCATTTACTAATGGGTCATTTGTATTATTTATAGGCGCAGCCTGGGTTTAAAGTTTTTTCGCGATAGTTTCCAGGATCTTGTAGTAATCAACCGGTGAACACTCAGCTAAGAACTTGCAAATTTCGTAAAACTGTGAACTGGTTTCAAATGTCATAGCTGGGTGTTGACCCGCTTTGTAAGAAACTGGGATTGTACCAGCAATGATCGCTTCATAAACTCTTGCAGGAATGAACCCGCGCTCCAAGTAGAGATCCTTGCTAACGGTCAATGAAACTATTGATTCACTGAGGTGCTTCCAGATGGAGGCTCTATCGTTTCGTGGAACCAGCGTAACTCTTGGCATATCAGTCAAGGTAGCCACGAGTTCTTGGGTATCTTTTGCACACAGGAACATGTGAAACACTGACTGATCGAACATGAACTCGTGATTCACCGCTCCGATTATCTCATGAACGATAGGATTCTTTGAATGGCCTTCCTTGTAGTTGGAAAAATCAATGTTTCCGTGATAAACGATAGATTGTTCTTTTTTTACCGAACGTTCTCTGTGAATCTGCAAACACTCTTTCAAAAAAGCTCTGCCTATTCCTGGAAAATTAATTGACGGAACTAGCACCTGAATCTTAAGATCAGTTAGTCGTTTTGACACGCCTGGACTCATTGACAGGTCTGTATCGAGAACTATTATGTTTTCAGGCTTATGCCCAGTCGATAACGCATACTGTATTATCAGCTCAAACCGTTTCGCATCTTCCATCTTTTTTGCAAGAGTTGATAAGTTTCTAAACCTTGCTTTTAGGATGATGTAATCGTACACTTTTCCGTTTGCTATGTTCTTCATAACGTGGTTCAATGGTATTCTGTACGAATCGACAAGCTGGTCGGTTACGGACTGCATTAGTTCTCCTATTTTTCCGTCTGGGTATTTTGGCCCAAGGTTAGGTTCAACTGTATCTCCGTCCAAATAATTGTAAACATCGAACTTTTTGATGTCGTACGTTTCGGCGATTGAAGATAACAAGCCGATCTGGTAAAAGGAATGACCTGGAATGTTCTGATCGAAGATTCCAAATTCGCCGAAGTATGCGTACAATGTTTTCATGTTCTTTATTCGTTTAGGTTGGTTTTTTTCCACTCTAGATATTTTACTAAAACCCCGTCGTTTGGATTTATGTCAAGCTTGCTATTGTAAAAAATATAGTACGAGTCTGCCGCGTACTGACCGATTCCGTGAAGTTCCTTGGGATCTGTCCAATCCTTACTAACCCAGTCCTCGCTGAACTTGATGAGCGTGTTTGCTCGTCTGTTTTGAAAACCAAGCGGCTGAAGTATTTTGGCCAAAGGGTCAGCGTCAGCGTCAGCCATATCAAGAGCATCACCGTACGTTCTAAAAAGCTCTTCACGCACTCTATCTACCTGCGCGCGCTTCGTCCGGTTAAGGAGAATGCAGCAGACCATTGATTTCCAAGGATTGTGATAGTAGATTTCTTGTAAGAGTTGGTATGGGCTCATTAGCCTATTTTTGAACTAACTTACCAACGTTTACTTTTCTGGGTCTAAGTCGAACGGCGTATCCTTGATGTTAAGTTGAGTTTGATCTTCCGGATCTATTCCAGATGGTTGGTAATCTTGGTTCTTTGGCTTTTCCAACTTCTTTATCTCGGTGCCCTTCACGCTAATCGACTTATTGTCTAAAGTCATTAGCTGGTAAATGTTGTTGATTGGATCAACTCCGAGAATGGTAGCAGATTTGTCGTCTTTTAGGACGACCTTTTGACCGGCGCCGTACTTTGAAGTTCGAGGATTAACCAGAGTTATGTCCTCTGCTTCATTTAGGCTTTTTTTTTGCTCTGGTCAAGCTCGATGTAATGGTTCTTTAGAGCCACAATGTTTTTCTGAATGGACTCTTTAAGATCTGCGAGCTGAGTTCTGTACTCGTTCGTGAGAGAATTGTCTCCGAGAGCTTCTGTGAGTTGGTCGACCGATTTTTCCAACTTTTCAAGGTCTCTGTCGATTTTGCTCTTTTCCTCGTCGATTCTCTTTACCCGGTCTTCTCTTTCTGTTAGTTGGATCGAATAGAGTTCGCTAACGTCGTAGTGGAAATTTTCCATCACGTAATTGTGGAAAGCTAAACCTTGCATTTTCTTTATGACTCTAGTGTTTCCCAGACGTTCGAAAACGTACTGAGTTTCACCGATAGTGAAAACGTACGAATCTGCACCGAGCCTTTCGTTTATGAGGCGTTTTGCGAATTCCAAGTTTACGATAGCGTCCAGGTGATTGAACAGTTTCACTAGTTTTGCTCTAGCCTCGACCTGTTCCATCATGAAAGTTTGAGTAAGGTCAACCTTCGTTAGATCATCAACCACTTTTCCGTTGAGTTTCAGTTGGAGGTTTCCGGATTCGTTGATGGCAAAGGATATTTCGAGGTGACGGCCCCTGGTGAAAACTTCGTTTTCACGTGGAGCGAAGTTTAAAGTTGCGTAAGCTTCGCAGACTTCAAAGAATTCTGGGTAAGTCTGAGCTTCTTCAACTGTCATAGCGACAGGATCTTCGTCTTCGGATAGTTTCACGAAACCGTTATCAAGCAATACTACAGCAGCCGATTCTGAGATCTTATGGAACGGCGCGATGACTGAAAATACTTTAGCATCGCCGTTGCCCAACCCGATGTTGAATTTTCCTTCAGTCTTAGCTTCTACCATGCTCAAAGTGTTCACCAAGCGGTTAACAATAGGCATTTCGACCTTTCCGTGCATCTTCATCTTTATCGAATCGGAACTTAGAGTTTCAGCAAGCAAGCAGTCTTCTAGGATCGTGATAGCTTCGCCGTAGATTATCGAGCTGGTCTGCCTCATTTCAAAGATAGCGTTCATGATTTCAAGCTTCGACCTGTTTGCATTGACATACTCTGTCAAGCTTTCCAGAACTTTGGCAACTTCTGGATCGTACGAAAATTTGTTCAACGATTCATAAACCATGCCAAGCGTCCTAAATTCAGGAACTACTTCCACTATTTTTTCGATGTGAGCTAGTGTGTTTGCAAAAACAGGGTCCTTAGCGATGGCAGATTCCTTTAAAGCTGTGAGCTTCATAGATATGCCAGCTTCTTTAGCCATGTTTTTTAAGCGTTGAGTTGGCTTTTCGGCCATCTTCCTGAACTTTGCAACAACTTCTTTCAGATCTTCATTCACAGTTGCCGTTGCCAGCTCTTCCAAGTTGGTAAGAGCAGTTTCCAGGATCTGGTCGGTCGGTACTCCTAAGAGAGTTGAATTGTTTATCGATTCCAAAACAACTCGAACGACTGCACTATCCTTAAATTTTGGATCGTTTCTCAGTTCTGTTGTTAGTTCGTGTATTAGGCCGTTCATGCAATTAGCTATCTTTTTTTTATTTATCAACCTGCTTGGTCGCGCTGGATTTATTTATCCCTTAGTCTTTCATTGTTTGTTGCGATTCGGGTATTGGCTTAGCCGCCGCGACGTTCACGTTCTTTGGGATCTGGGGTTGAATTGTTTTCTTAGCTGGTCCTTCGATTTCGACTTTTTGCTGAATCTTTTCCTTTTCCTCTGTGATTTTTGTCACTTGCTGACGAAGTTCAGCTATCTTTTTGTCCTTAGTAAGAGCAGAAGCCTCGTCCTTTTTCTGAGCTAGGAGACTTGCGTAATTAACAGAAGAAACCCAGGTTCCAGTGTAGAACAGAGTTTCTGTTCCATCCGTTTTTGAAACTAATGTGATGAAGAATTGATTGTCTTGCATGCCCAATATCTGCAATGCTTGATCTTTAGGGATCCGAAAAACAAATTCTCCTCTGCTTGGACTAGCCAGAGTGTTATCAGCGACATTCTCGTAAACGAATTTACCAGTTTGACCGAAGTTCAACTTAAACATCGAATTGTTGTTTAAGTCGATTCGTTTTTGGTTAGTCGTATCTGTTGGGTTAGCTTGGTAAGCCGTAAATTTGATGAAATTATCAACTGGGTCAATAGGCAGGACTAAACGACCCTGACCGTAAACTACTTGATCTACTTCGTCCTTTATGCTGTTCAACGCGTTAGCTTGGCCCATCATTATGTCCATCTGCTTGATAGGAACGTATTCCTTAACCGTCACTCGTTCCGTTTTTGTTTCGATTATTGGAATTGGCGGAACTGGAATTACGATTTCTCTGGTTGACTTAGGAGCAAATAAATTGGATAGTTCGAAGTTTTTCTGAACTACCTTGTTGTAGACCTTCATGGACTGTGGACCTTCCGGCAAGTTGATCTTGGCCAAAGTCTTTCCGTACTTGTTAGGGTTTATGACGCTTACTGCTGCTGTTTTGATGACCTGGTCACCAGTAAGGGTGTTTATCAAGCGAAGAGTGTAATCTATTGACATAGAAACAGCGTATCCTGCTTCTTTTAGGATGGGGCGGTAGGTTAGAACCTCGTCAAACCGGTCTTCTTGGTAAATTATCGCGTTACCGGTTGGATAAAGGTCAGAACCTATCTGTTCGTAAACTTGAAGTTGGTGAGAAAAAATCCAGTTGTTATTCGGTCCACGATCGTTCAACGTAGCGATAAGAGAATCCGGAAATCCTCCACCCCAAGTGGCGTGAAATTTTATGTAGTCACCGTCAGTAGCTTCCTCAATAATGCAACCTAGTGCATCGAATTCGTTTACTTGAGCGACCGCACCCTCGAAGTAATTTATCAGCTTGTACCTGTCGTAAGTTATGTCGTTAGGCGCATTGTATTCTTCCCAGTTTGCTTCTGCTAGAAAAACGGTGATCGGCGCATTCTTTATGAATCCAACTCCTCCTGTTATCGCGTACTCAAACGAAGCACTACCGAATTCATCGAAGTCCTTATCGATCCACGGAGCAGCTGGCACCTTAACGTCAATGTACTTATCGTATATGGTGTTAGCTATGAATAGCGGGTGATTGTTGTAAGTGAATATTTCCAAAGCAGTAGCAGCATCCAACAGTATCGTTGCTATCTGCACCTGTTTCAAATTATTCATCTTGTACCTTGCTCCGACCACCAAATTCTCAACTTCAGTAAAGTTAAAACCTGAAGCGAAATGAAATCGTAGAGTGTCCATCACCAAATTTTGGCTGAGGGATGCGCTCAATGCCGTTTCTGTAATGTTCGGATCGTACTGGGTGTAAATCGGAACGAGGGTCGTGTCAACGTAAATCACTTTTGACCCTCCGACCGAAACTACGCTGAGATTTCGTGAATTGTGAGTTAAGCTAGAGTCTCCATCACTATTGTAGATCTGGTAAGTGTCAACGTTTTTATTGTCAACAAAATAGTACTCCGTGCTTAGCATCGGAGGTGTTAGGTCGTTGAGCGGTGTAGCTCTGAACTCTAAGAGGCAATAGCTAGAAAGACTTACAAAGCTTGAATTCATTTCATCTGTTTCGTATTTTAATGGTTAGCCACCTTGGCGAAATGTATGCGGCTACGCCGATGTACGGTTTGAGCTGAGGTTGCTGTTCTAATGTCGCCCCGTATCCAACGACAAAGCCCAAGCCAAGGTAGGCTGCAGGTTTCTTGTTCAACTCTTTTTCCATCTGGGTTATCCCAGACATTGTTACTTTTGCCGGAAAAGCAGTTTTTGAAGTTACGCTAGCAATACCAGTTTTCTTATCTCGGCTTATTGCAAAGTCCACTCCAAGTCCAACAGTCGTTGCCAAATTTATCGTTCCGGCTTTGATCTTATTTTCTTCTATCCTGGTAACAACTGTCCCCTTTACGCTGTAGTAATTGTTATTGTCGTAAACCTTTCCCTCGTCTATCGCTATCGTTGAATCGTTGATGATATAACTACCTGATCCGCCGTTAGCTTTTAGCTCAGCGATGATAGAATCCTTCAACACAATCTGCGTTTGCAGGTAAGCTATCATTTCCTGGTTCTTAGCGTCTTTTCCAAGGATGGATCTGTACTTGCCGTAAAGATCTGAGTATTGCTTTTTTAGCATTTCCTGAGTTCCAGTTAGAATCTTTATTTCTGACTGACTATTTCCGTACTTATCCTTCCAGAACTGCATGGTGTCATTTGCCGCTATTAGGTTCTGCGAAAGGATTGATTCTGATTGTTTTAGTTTCGCGTTCTCGCGAGTCAGATCATTATTCCGGCTGATCGACCATCCAAAAAGAAGGCCGAGGACAATTATCGCTCCTATCGCGATAAGTTTGAAGTACTTGTTAAACCACGGTAGAGTTTTCATGCGTTTGTTGTTTGACTGTTAATACTCTGTAAGATTTCGTAAAGGTTAGGGTCCTTGCCTGTCTCTCTTTTTATTTTATCTATTAAGTTTCGCTCATCTTCCTTATTCTGAGCTAGTTTGAGCTCGATGTCCTGCTTTTTTAAGTTGAGCAGGTTGACTTCTTCGAGCAGAGAGTTCATTAGTTCTTCTATCGCTTTATACAGGTTCACGATACTGCGGATTTCTTCAATGTAAGGATCGGTTGCACTCATTAGTACGTTCTTAATTTTATACCGTAACTAACTAGGGCATCGTATATTGCGTGTAAATAGTACTCGCTCAGCGATCCCGAGATGAGTTCGGCCTTTTTACCTTCTTCCTTTTTTACTGAGCTTGTCTTTTCGGATTCACCTGGAATCATTTTTTGTGCTTCTACTGAATTTACTGTGTTTACTGAGTTAGCAATGGTGCTAATACTTTGGTTGTTGGTAACTTGCGTTTCATTTAACGCTTCTAGCTGAGAGCTAACCTGATTCAGGACGGCCGATAAATCTCTAAGTTGCTTCATTTCCGGCGTTGTTAGTATTTCCTTTGCTAACCCAGGATTAACTTTTTTCTCGTTGTTTTCCACACGAACATCAGTCAATGGCACCATCTGCATCTTGGAAATTGGCCAGCTAAGGTCCTCTTCCTCTTCTATTTTTTCAGGAGCAGATTCGGCCAAGCTAATCTTTTGCATGTCGGTTCTGAGAATAGGCTCTTCCTCTTTTTCTTCCGTTCCAACAGCTTCCTTCGATAACAGATCGTACAATTGGTCGACCTTTGTTTCCTGGTTAATGGCTGTTGGATTTATAGGAACAGAAATATCAGGCGGAATGATCTGAGAAAAGTAATCTATCGACTCCTGATTTTTTTCTATTGCTTCTAGGGTTTTTGAAAAATCTTCTTGAAAGAGCCGGTTAATTATCTCCGTTTCCGTTTGATAACTCTTTAACAGGTCTTCCGTCGCGGTAGAAGGAAGTGCTGGTTCCTTGTAAGCAAAATTGGACTGGTCAAGTCCCTCCAACGAACTCATTTGCCCGTAATCTACAGTAGGTTCAACTGACACTAGTAAATCCTGCAGAGTTTGGCTAGACGGTTCGACCGTCTCTATCCTAACGGTACTTGATTGATTGGGCTGGTCTGTTACACTGGACTGATTTTCGACTACGTTAGTTGGCGTTAAATTAGCTGAGTCCTTTTCTAAAACTGTCTCCACCGTTTTTTCAACCTTTTCTAGTTGAGCTAAGATCACGTCATTCGCTCTGATCTCGGCTTCTTTTTCTTTAAGAACAGTAGACAATTCAGTTTCTTCGACCCTTTGTTTGGTGGTCAACACTTGGTCAACTACGGTTTGTGAGACAGTAGGATCCACTTCAACTCTTATCGGATCGATTTGTTTGTCAACCTCTTCGTGTTTTGACTGACTTGCGGCAATAGCGCTAGGAGTAAGGCCAGCGTCCTTTTCTGGATCGGCAGATTTATTTTCTTGGTTATCTGCTTGGTAGATGTTGGTTACGTTTACGTTTGTTACGGTGCTAGGTTCAGCTGATTCATCTTTCGAAACCGTTACTGGAGCATCAACGTTAACGTTTATCACAGGAGCAGGTTCATCTTCCTTTTCTAAGGTAGTTTTTACCTGATCGATTCCGCTCTTTGTGGACGAGTCTGCTGATTCAACTTTTACTTGATCATCTTCGCTTACTTCTGCGGTTTCGGCAATCTTGGCCACGTCAGATGGCAGAAGATCAGCCGGTTCGGCGCTCTTGTTTTCAGTCGCTGCGTCTGCGATTTCACTCGGCGTCATTATGTCATTATCGACCGGCGTTTCGTCAACTGGTTCTTGCAGAAGGTTATCTTCGTCCACGTGAATTTTCCTTTTAGTTATTTATTTCAAAAGAAAAAGGTTCGGCTTATTCGGCCGAACCATCTCTTTCAAGTTCTAATTTTTCGCTGACCTCAGTACCAGATTCCTTTATTAGTAAGTTTAGGTAGTACATGTACTCGTAATAGGGCAGCTTGTATAGGTTATCAAACTGTTGATTAAGCTTCACTGCTAGAATCCGGTTAATCTCAAATAAGTTCGTTAAGTCCGCCTGAAATAAAGAAAAGATCTTTGATCGTGAAGCCGGACCTTGAAAAAAGAGGAGTTGATGCTAATTTTCCGCACTTTGGACACGTTGTCGCAACCATTGATCTTCGAGATTTTTCGATCTCTTCGACGAACCTAGTAACGAACGTGAATTTGTTAACGTGCCACGCGAAATTTTCCCTAGACATCTTGTAGTAAGTTTCCTGAGTAAACGATTGCCAGTCTTGGATGATGTACGGAGCAATCTTTATGAAAGCTTTATCGACTGAACGGCCGTCGACTTTTGCTTGAGAAATTCTGGCTCTGAGTTTTTCTACTGCTCCGATAGTCGGCATGTAAAGGTAAAACGTTTCGTTGAGCTTTGCTGACTCCATAACGAAACACTTGTACTGAGGATTGTAGAATTGCATCACATCGTTCGGCAATTCTATGAAGCTGAGCATTGGACTGGAAATCTTGACCTCATCGCTCCATTTCTTTTCTTCTGCACACGGACCCGGGCAAGTAAACCTAACGAAAAGAGAATTTTGATTGCCTGGGAATGTTATTTCATGAATCATGAAGACTAGAGCTAACCTGTCAAGTTCCGAAATGTCGCGCCAAGTCATCCAAGATTTGCCGCCTTTCACTTTGATTCTAGCGCAACGTTCGATGATGAAGTTTAGAGTATCGTCAACGTTCAGCCGGTCATTCTCATCCATAGTAGACCACTGACGTACCTCAAGAACGGATGCTGCTTTTATTGTTATCTCGGTGCCGTCTGGGTAAAACCAACCCTTAGACGGAAGATTTTCCAACGAAATAATTTTCCAGTGCGAATCGTTTGCCCCGCCGATCGTTGATTCAAACTCTGGTGATATTGATCTGCCTAAATTTGGTGGGAGGTTTTCGACCGGGGAATTCTTGACAACTTTGCTAGTGTCCTGATTTTTCCCATAAATAGCGTCTTGCTGATCCAGAAATTCACTGCCTTCCTGTAGCAAGTCGGTTTGTTCACCCATAAAAATTCGATTTTTTTACGAATTTATTTATCGAATTTTATATCAGGTACTCCAGGAAAGTTTTTGCTCGACCCTCGCTCTTGGATTCCGTGAGACGGGTCAGTGTTTCTGGGTAGACTTCTACCAGCTTTAGAGACTTTGGATCTCTGATGAAAGCTCGAATGCTTTTAGTTTCTCTGTCTATCTTCAAAGCTTCGAACTTGCCGATGACAACCTTTGGGTTTCTTTTCTTATCGGCAATATGAGAGTTCACTTGAATTCCGCTTATCCGTGACCCTCTCTTGAATTTTTGGTTTAGTTGACTGATACCATCTGCGAACGAATCGACATCAACTGCGCCCACCCTGGATAGGTCAGAAAGAGGCAGGATCTTTATCGTGATGCCTGGCGAGTAAGGTGATTTCGCCGCGGCAAAGTTAAAGTCCGACCTACCGAAAAATGGTAAGCCTTGCATTGCTTGCTGCCTTTGTCCGAATGACATTATTGGTATCATTACACCATCGATGGTAAGTTTGTAGTTCCGAGAAGAACTATCGTTCCGTCTGTTGCGGCAGTTAGCTTAGCGATCTGAGCATAGAATGTCTCACCTGCTAAGATCTTCACAGTAACACCAGTTCCGCTAGTTCCCTGAGCTATTGTCCAAATCGTAACGTCTTGTGCTGCAGCTGCTGCATTGTGAACACCAAACCACGACGGAGAATAAGTTCCAACTGATCCGGGAAGTCCACCGTTTAGAACAGCTCCGCTTGGGTTAGTGTCGGTAAACACTGGCGTATAGATCGTGCTGTCGCTCGTGTGCTTTTGTATGAATTTAGCTACTGGTACCATTGTTTCAAGTATTTTTAGCAAGCGCAGTCGCTAACCGCTGTGTTGCTCTTAGTGTACAAAACTAAACCATTGACAATGAAGCTATAACCTCTTCCTCCTTCGTCAGCTGGGCTAGGATTGACTATTTCTATTCTATTTATTAGAGAAGCAGGATCGCTGGTCAACGGATTTGCAAAATGAGCGTAAAACGAATGAAGCGGAAGAATCAGAGGCGGATCTGTTTCTGGGTCACTTATTCCTGTCCACATGTGAATTTCGCACTTAGCATCCTCTGGAAGAAGGTCTGCTCCGCCCTTTGTGACTGTCGAATACTCTAAGTATAGAAGAATGCCACGAGCGTAATTCTTCTCTCCGTTTAGCAGGTAATACGCTGGTAAGCTAGATGGGCCGGTTGTTCCGATAGGTGGAATGTATTCTGTGTCTTGGCCCAACGGGTAATTCAAAGTAGTGTTAACTGGTTGAGGAGTCGGTGTAATAGTTTCCAAACCGTTGTCGAAAATAACTAGAGTTTCGCCGGCACACACTTCAAAATTTATGGAATTTTGATTGTCAACTGGGTAAACTAAGCTAGCTAATGAAAAAGCAGCATCGACTGCCGATCCATTGAACACGCTCAAAGTTTTATCGAAAGCTCTAAGAGTTTTCTTTCCAGAAGTGGTCGATGCACAGAGATTTGCAAAAGCTGCGCTGACTCTTTTTTGGACAGGATCGTCATTGTACTGAGTGTATGGCATCGTTTTTGACTATTTTACGGGTCGTGAGGCTTCTTTAAATTGCTAGCGTACTCGACATTTTTCCCTCTAGCGATTCTATCGTCTATCGACATGTCATCGTGCTGAGCTGGCTCAGTATTATTTAATCGCGGGCTCTCTGTAGTAGTTGGAGGTTCAGTTGTAAATTCAACAGCTGGTTTAGGTTTAGGTATTTCGGGCAATACAGTAGTTGTCAGCTGAGTAGTTTGTTCAGCGGTAGTCGGCGTACCGAAAATTTCTTCAACCACGACCTCTTCCTGTTTCGGTTCATCGTAAGAACTTGCGGCTGGATTTTCGCTTGATTCAGTCGGTTTGATGTAGTCAATTAGCGCTTTTATGTAACCTAGTGCAACTATAGGTAAGATACCACCGCTGAGCAAGCCCAATATTCTCTTCTGGTAAATAAGGTCCTCGTCTACCAAGCCGAATAGTTCTATCCAACTTTGAAAATTTTCAGCGTGCACGTAAGCATAGTACGTGTTTCCCATGGCCTGCATCAACGTTAGGATTATGAACAGCATCCAAACTATGAATTTGTTCATCTTTTCTAACGCAATGATCGAAGCTAGAGAAGCCGCTGCTCCTATTTCGAACGCAATTGCCAAGCTGATAGCTAGCCACTCGGGGTTAGTCAGCTTGAAAAAATCTACCACGTGTACTGTGGAAATAAGCGAAGTTATCGCGTAGAGTATCGTAAATGCACTAATTACGAAATAGTGCACTGTCCGTTTTTTCATTTAGAAGATTCGAGTTTTTTTAGCTCTTCTTCTATCGCGTTTTCCCGGTTAACGTCAAGTATCTTTCTGTCAGTAGCTTGAATCATTCTCTTTTCCGACTTGAGACCTTCCAGTTGGATCATCTTTTGTATTTCTCCAACCGTCGGTTGAGTTTTTTGAACTTCGATAACGTTCTTAACGTCTTTCGAAATCACTTTAACTTTTCTTCCGGTTCCGCAAGTTGACAAAAATATGAGGATCAGAAAAAAGAATCCTACTCCTACTAGTTTCAGACTGTGTTTCTTGACGAATTCGAATTCTGTCATGTTACTTTAACTTTTTGTTATTTATTTCGCAGTCATCACGTTGCTAAACCAGGTAACGATAGTCTCGTACTGCATGATGCCTTTTACTACAAAATAAGCAGCGACAGCCAAAGTTGTCAACCAAATGCAACAGTAGATGACGTTCCAGATAGTAGCAATGGGTCGGTACTTAACCTGAACGAGGTAAGCGTAGTAAGTTTCATCCTTTATTCGGTCAGTCTTCGCTTCGATTATCTCGCCCAACCCAGCTTTTTCAAAGAGAGGTTTCTTCTTTCCGAGAGATTCGTACACACGGCTCCTTTCTAGGTCGATGGTTTCCTCTCCCATCATTAGAATTTCCGGTTCTAGGTTTAGAACGTAATACGCTCGGTTTCGCTTGTCGAGTCTCATTCCGTTCTGTTTTAACGAACCGTCTTCGTTCAAACGCTTCATCTGTTTCTTGTAGAAGCGCCAATTAACGAAATTCCTAACCGCCATGATTATGGTGTCTCGGAACATTTTTGGATGAAATGCGTCAATCAGTTTCATGGTTAAATGTATTCGTTTATGTGTTCCCTCATGTGAGGATTATTCTCAAGCACTCGATCCCTTAGCATCTTTTTAGCTTTTCTGATCTTAGTCTTGACCGTGTTCAGGTTCATCTTGTACTTTTCCGCGATGTCGTTTCCCTTCATCTGATTGACTTCCTTATCTATAAGGATGTCTTTTTCTATGCATTCAGGTAGAGAAAACATCTCTTCCTGGGTCATTGTGAACAGAGCATGAAGGTACTCTTCGCGGTCGAGCGTAGAACCAGCAGTATCTTCTATCACTGGCTGCTTCGCTAGGTTTTCCAAACGAACGGTAATTTGACTTGTGATTTTGTGCTTGTGAAGTAGGGCTTCGTTTTTGGCAATAGTGTAGATCCAGGTGGTGAACCGAAAATCGTCTCGGTAGGATTCTAAGCCCTTGAATATTTTGAAAAGCGTGTTGTGAAGGACTTCCTCAGTTTCGATCGGGTCGTTAAAAAACTTCCAGATGAAGTACTTGAGTTTCGGGTACATTATTGTGGCTAGCCGATTTCTATCCTTCTCCGTGTAACTTCCACGGTTAATTTTTTCTGCGAGTTCTTGCATCTCATCGTTGAGCTGCTTGTTGATTGCGTCGTAAGAGTTCATAGGGTTTCATTATTTTTTTCTTTGTTTTTACTTAAGGAACTGGTGGTTCGGGTTCTCATCTTTCCATTGTTCGTAGCGTTTAATAATCTGAATAAGAATATCTTTTCGTACAACATCATCCTCACCAAATTTGTGCACTGCTAACCCAGGTACGCCTTGCATCATTTTGATAAAATCTGGAAGCGCAATCTGATCTTTAGTGATATCAGATTGACTTACATCGCCGCAGATCAAAGCCTTCGAACCTTTACCCAATCTCGTCACAAACAGCATAAGCTGCTTGAAATTAGCGTTTTGGGACTCATCAAGGATCATCAAGCTGTCATCGAACGTTGCTCCACGCATGTAGGCAAGCGGTCGGAACTCGATAATTCCGGTAGTCTCAAGCCAACTCACAAGGTGAGGGTCTTTCAGCAATTTTACCAAATTGGTTCGATAACTTTCCATGTGAGGATCGATTTTTTCGCTCACATCACCTGGAAGGAAACCTAGCCTTTCACCTGACTCCTGTATAGGTTTTGACAGTATGATCTTTTTGATCTTACCATCAAGGTAAAGTCGTAGTGCCGCTAAACACGCGGTGAACGTTTTGCTCGTCCCAGCCGGTCCATAACAGAAAGTTATGTCGTTATCGAAGATAGCTCGTAAATACTTGCTTTGGGAGGATTTTAGTTTTACCGATTGCAAGTCGTTCTCGGTAAACTCAAGTTCTTCTTTTTTTCTAGGTTGTTTCTTCGGTTCTCTTTTTGCCATTCGCTTTTTCCTTTTTCTTCGCCGGTTTCAATGAATTCTGAATGTTCATGCACCTTTGACACATTTCATAATCTTCTAAGTTTTCAAAAAACGTCCTAGCTTTTTGTAGGACAGTTGGCCATTCTTCTCTCTTTGCTATTACATCGATTTCTTCTTCAAGTACCTTTATTTTTTTAACGTAAATCTTTGATCTGTTAACTTTGTTTGCTTGTTCTATTTCTGTCAAGAGCCTAACGAATATCTGGCGTTTGTTGTTAACGTAGTTTGCTGATTCATCAGAGCCCTTCATTTTGATTTCTGTATTTTTCAACTAAATCCTTGTACTCTTGAAGTTCGTTTTGGTCTCCGCCATAAAAATGTTTCAACGTGTCCTTGTACGAGTTCAAGTAATCTTCGGCTACGCGCTGACTTGCTCCCGAACTTCTAGCTAAGCCTGACGTGTTTAGTTCGTTCAGAGTTGAGTAATCGTACTTGGTTCTCTTGTCAAAATAAATGTCCTTCAGGTACTTCTCGTGAACTTCCGCAACGTAATCCTTGTTAAGTCTATCTATCTCCGCATTTGCGATTTCCCAGAAGTTTGGTGATTCGAAGAAAACTGCTAAGTTCACGCACGTCATAGCAAGGTCGTCGTTTCCGCTCTGACTTCTGTACGTTCCGTTCTTAGTTCGGCCAAACGAACCAAGCTCGTGAACCGTTCTGAATTCGTTCGGCAGGATCTTGTGAACTGCTGTGAGGTACTTGAACCGTTCACAGTACTTTATCTTGTTCGGAACGGTCAACCTAAGACCCGGTTTCCAGTTCTGAGCTAATTCTGAGTGCTTTGAAAATACTAACATTCCGTTCCAATAGTTCTCGTTCTTGGTGATCTTATCCATGATGTACTCACCCTTATGGTTCAATTCTACCAAAAGGCGAACCTTTTCTGGATTAAAAACGTTGAACAGTAAGTGTTCCAATGAGTTACAGTACTGGTTTATGTCCTTGGTGTTGGTCCTAAAGGTTCCAACCTGAACAACTGCGAACACGTCAGTCTCTATCTTGACGAATTCCTTAACGTTTTCTAGCATCTTTACCGGAAGAGCTACGAACTTGAAGATGTTTACTATCGAATAGTCACGATTCAGACCGTCAGCCGTGTCGACAGAGAAGATGTAGTAGTTAGGATCGTTCCTGATGTCATCCACCGTCATTTTCGCCATGTTTGGGTGAAATTGCAATCCGTCTAATAGATCAATAACGTCAGGTTTTTGTGCCCATTCTGGGACACGGTATTCGATTCTGAGGTTAAAGATCTTTTTTAGAGTCTTTGATGGAAGCAACAGAACGTCGGAAGAGAAGAACTGCAACCCGTATTCCTGGTTGAAATCCTCTTCCGAACCTAAGTCTGCAATAGTGAATTTTTTCCACGCTTCATCCCTTCCTGGAACCTGCCACCAGTCCACCCTAAGCGGCGTGTACTGGTTTCGGCCGTTGAGGGCATCCATGTAAATTTCGTAAAACTTGTTCATGCCGTTTGGCGTGGAAGTTATGATGATCTTCGATTTTGAAGTTGAAGCTGAAATGGTCGGGTAGATTGCACGGTAGAAGAAGTTCAGGTACGACGGGTTGATGTGAGCAAACTCGTCGATGTACAGAAGGTGAACCGTGAAACCGATACCGGTGTTCTTTGTGGTAGTACGGCCGATCAGCCTACAGCCGTTATCGAATTTCATGGACATAACATTGTTAGAAACGCAACCAGGTTTCATGAAGAACGGCAAGTGTTCCAAGATGGATTTTATCTTGTCCATGACTTCCTTGGTCGTAGTAGCGATGTTAGCAACTGTGAGAACGTTCTTTTCCGTGTTGAATATGAGGAACCATGCTATAAAAATAGCGGCCATGACCGATTTTCCGATCTGACGAGATGCATTCAAAATGTTCATTCGATTTTCCTTGAAGGAAATTAGAATCTCTTCCTGGTAATCTCTTAACGTTATCTGTTGGATTCCATCGTCCGTCATTGTCTGCGCGTAGTGATTCGCGAAGTAAATGATGCCATTCTTGCACCTTTTGATTTCTTCCACCTCGTATGGGGTGTATTCGAATATCAAGTTTGCTTTCTTCCAAACAGGGTCATTGTCCTTGAAAGGCGAATTTTTTATCGTCTTTATGTCGATGGCGCCGTCCTCAACGTCCTTGAAGAGTTGGTTCACTCGCTCGGTAGTCCATATAGCGAGATTTTCCTGGTCTAAGCCTGACAGCTTTATTCTGGATGAGCCTCCAGTTTCGGTTAAAAAGTCTTTCATACTAGCGAGTTAACGTCATCCGATAGGTCTTCAACCTCGTCCTCGACGAAAGATTGGGAAACGCCGGCCTCTTCCATAACTTGGGCCTTCTTTCCAGGATGCGTGAGGTAGCGATCAGGTTTGTCTTCTTCGTTCACTTCCTCTGCCGTTATCTCTTTCATGATGTTTTTTGTCCCAGCAGTTATGTAAAATTCGTTAGGCTGACCCAACAACGGTGTGACCGATGCAGATTGAGTGCCTTTCTGGGTGATGTCTTGGTTTATTTTCTTGTACGTGTCTTCTAAGAATAGGACGTAATTTGCCTGAGTCTTGATCACGGTTGTCAATTTATCCTGAAGCTGTCCGAAAACTTCGAACAATCTTGGGTGAGTGTTTCCTTGGTTTATCTCTTCAGCTATCTTTTCGATGGCCATTCTAAGAGTCTTTAGCTGAAAGAAGATGTTCTGAATGTTTGAATTGTCGAGTACCTGCTTTTGCTTAAGGTAATCGTTCTGGTCCATGATTCCCAAATCAACGTAAAACTTTAACATTGAGTTGGTTATGTCCTTTGCCTGCTTTTCGAACTTTCGATTCATTTCCTCGAAGTCGATGGGCGGAGCAACAGCGATCTCGCTCAATTGCTCGTCTATCACGTCATCTTCCGAGTTAGATGGATTGGGCGAGTACCCTCTGAGCAGGTCTTCGAGTTCTCCTCGAATCTGTGCCTTCTTTTCTTTGTTGAAAACCGGTTGAGAGCTCATTAGTTTATCCTATTTTCGTTCTTGTCCAACGCTGGGTTGGCAAAGATCTTTATCTGCTTCACCGCTTCAATGTGCTCGTATATGTAGGTTTCCATGTACGACAAAAAGTTGGTCAGAGTTGGATTCGCACCAAACATCTGGTTGGAAAGAGTTTTTCTCAAAACGTTTCCCTTGTACATGAAACCGAGATGCAACCTACGGTCCTTTCTGTTGTAAACTGTCCAGTAGATTGAATTTCTTATCATAGTAGAGTCAATTTTTTGCGAGTAGCTTTTTGAGCTTTTATCTCAATGTTCACAGCACCCAAAGCAGTGTCAGAAATCCCCTCAGCGTAATTGTTTCCATACCTATCGATCCACCCACCTCTTATGACTGGGAACTCGTCGATCTTCATGACTATGTCGTTGAACTCGTCGAGTCCTACCAAGCTGGAAGGATCACGGTTAGGGTCGGAAATGAACGCTAATTCGTTTAGTTCTGACACGATGGAAATGCTTACTGAGTCAACGCCATTAACTGATTCTACCACGGTGATTAGGTCGCTTTTAGGCACCCTATCGTTTCGGGATAGTTTTATGAAGTAATTTCCTATCGCGTCCGTTATGTCGGTCTTTATCACGTCATTCTCAACATCGTCGAAACCAATGACGCTGATGTTCAGAACGTATTTTGTTAGAATTGGGTCGAGAAGGGCAATGTCGGTAGACACCAACTTGGTTCCGGACTTCTCTATGTACTTTACTAGTTCGTTTTTCTGAAAAGGAGTCAGGATGAACCTGTCCAAACCTAACTTGAAGTAATCTGCGCTGGTTTTGAACAGTTGAGTTACGTCAGGTATGAGAAACAGGTTTATCATTCGAGGATTCGCTTCGTTTAGAAATACTCTAACCGTCGAAAACATCTGCATCTTGTGAAGCAGGACCTCGTAATTGTCTGGATTCACCAGCGCAAAATTTTTCGATTGTTTAGGAGCTATCAACCTGGTGAGTTCGATGTCTTCTGGGTCAACTCCGAAGCTCGGTGGGCTTATTGTAGCAATGTCAAAGTACTCGTTAAGGTTGAGTTCCTCTCCTATCGGAGAAAAAGCGTTTTCTGAGAAAGTAAACTGAACCTGCCGAGCATCGTCGACTCTTATGTTTCCGTTGGATCCTTCTGAAACTAAGTACTCGACAACGATCTCGCTACCAACGTCCGGAATCTTTCCGAAAGAACCGTTTCCGAAGTAAATGTCGAGTCCATTAGTTATGCCAGTCTTTGTGAAAAAGCCCTTAGCGTTCCTTGGTATATCGAGAAGAGAATCGTACTTGGTCCACTGCTCTCCGTTAACGTAAACGTTTACCATGAACTGATCGATGTAATAGTTGTTAGGGTAACCTATGCTGAAACTGTCTAGCGGTTTTCCTTTTGCTGTAACGGTCTGACTCTCGATCTGACCTTGCCGTAAGCTGAAAACTGCCATTGTTTCTGCGCCGGTTAAGTTCAAACGAACTTCGTCCTGCGGAAGTTCCATCACGTAAGTCAACCCATTGTTCGAGCAAGTCAGCCTAAAGAGATTGTTAAGTATCGCTTTGTTTGACGTTGGAATTATTCCCGGTTTTCTCAGTAACCTAACTTGCGCGGTTGCTCCGATTGCTCGACTAGGATTGTGGCCCGCTAACGAGGCTAAACTGTATATCGATGATGGCCGGGACGCTTCGTAGATGTTTAGTTCGGTGATGGAATCCTCAATGTAGTAGAATATCAGCTGGCTCAAGTTTTCAAAAACTATCAGGAGCTGGCCGAACGGAGAAGCTGCCGTAAAAATGGCTCTACTCTGCTTAAATGTTTCCTGCAAGTAGGTTATCGTTTCTCCGAGTATGTCAGAGATCCTGATCTTTAAGCTGGTAAAAAGCCGTAGAGAGGTATTTTGACTTGTAATCGTGGCCATCTATGAGGTACTTCTTTTTCTTTATTTATCCGTGAGTTAACGAGGCTCACACGTGGACCTTTTATAGATAACGTTAGTACAATAATAAACTAACTCATGGGGGTGACAGGCTATTGACGTGAATACATGGGTTAAGCTTGCATGCCGAGGAAGATCCTAACTCGTTAACTCGTATCAAACGGTAAGTGGCAACACTTCTATCTGGAGCCTCATCAATGACGAGACAATCGGCGTTGCTGAGCAGGTTGAGGACCTAGCACTGGTTGCTTAATCATTGGGCCGCACTTGCCCAATTCCATACGACCAAATGTGCGCATGCGGGAAAAAAGGTTCGTAGTACCGCTCACGAAACCGCGAGGAACCTTGAGGAGAAATCCAATACCCATTGAGATCGTCTCTAGCGGTAGGTTCGCTGACTGAGTCTTAAGTCAGTCCAAAAAAGAAAGACACAAATTTTGTTCGTTTAGAAAAATGAACTAAGCATGTGAATGAGAGCTTCTCGCATTATTTGGCGGACGCGGGTTCGAATCCCACCACCTCCACCCCGGCACAAATTGTACCTCAGTGATAGATAAATAACTCTAAAACTGAGGTACTTTTTTATGCCTAGAAGAGAACACAAATTCCATTACATTTATACAATCTCCTGCAATGTAACTGGCCGTTACTATATTGGGATGCACGCAACCGATAATATGGAAGATGGATATTTTGGAAGCGGCAAGCGCATTCGATACTCTATTAAAAAGCACGGAAAACAAAATCACACAAAGGAAGTGTTAGAGTTTTTCGAAACTCGCGAAGAACTAAGAAATAGAGAACGCGAATTGATAAATGAAACAGTTTTACTGGATCCAAGGTGCATGAATTTGCAATTAGGAGGAGAAGGCGGATTTTGTTCTAAAGAACATCAGCTCAAGTGTTCGTCGGCTGGCGGTCGAACTACTAATCCTGAGAAATCAAGGAAGGCTAGCGAAAAAATGAAAGAAACCAACCGAAAAATGTTAGCTTCAGGTAAATGGCATTCATTAAATTGGATAGGTCGAAAGCACCGAGAAGAAACAAAGAAGAAGATGAGCGATTCTCGTAAAGGAAAGGGATTCGGTTCTGAAAATTCTCAGTTCGGCACAAAGTGGATAACAAACGGCCAGGCTAATAAAAAATTAGCTGCAAATTCAACTATCCCTGACGGTTGGATAACTGGGCGCACTATGAATAAATAAAGGTATGAAGACACTGAACACAGATAACATCTTTCTTCGAAACCTAACGATTTCTTTGCTAGACCTTCTCAACAGCGTTATGACCATAACCGTCTCCAGAAACGACGCTGATGAAACGTACACAGTTCCTTTTATGTACAATTACGGAACGGACGAAGGCTTTCTAAAGGATTTCTACATCGGCTTACCTGACAACTGCCGAATTCCGGTATCGGAAGGAACGTATGACATGATCCCGAGAGGGATAGTCACGTTAAACACATTTCAGATAAAAAGCGGAGACATCACTAACCGGTTTATTCGTGGGCAATACACAGAGACCGAAAAGAACAGTAATGGAGAAAATATTCTAACCGGGTACTCAGCTCAGCTCTATTCCTTGCCGATGACCGTCACGTTTGACATAAAAGTGATAACTGCCAGCATAAACCAAGCGTTCAAGATAGCTGAAACTATTCTAGATCTAACTTATTCTAACCGAGTAGTTTATTTCAGGTACAAAGGCATAAGAATTCCAGCGCAGTTTCATTTTTCGGAGAATGAAAAGATCGATAAGAAGTACTCCTTCACGTATGCAGACAACAATAAGTTGCACATGACTACGTCGGTGGAAGTTGAAACGTACTTCCCGAGCTTCGAATCCTCGTCTAAGAGAAGAAGTTCCAACACCAGGGAAAGAATTAACCTCAGGTTTCTAGATCAGGACGAAAACTTGATGGACAACACTTGGATAGATCAGAACGATCTGCCTACTCAACCTGAATCTTAATCGAATTCCGGTTCGAGATCGAAGTTGTAATACCTAAACGTAACTGTGAAAGTTTTGAACTCGCTCTTTACCGAAGCGTAAGATAGCTGAAAGTTCGTGAGACCGGTGATCATCGGTCGGTTGAAAACAATTGACACTAAAGCATAACCTTCGTTGTTCAGTATGGTCAGCCTAATTGGGTGAAAGAATGGGTGGTTAGCATTTGGAACAGGTTGCGCTGAAAATGCTCGGCCTAACGAATTTTGAGTGTTACTTTCAGCAATGTTGGAAAAATCCAAGTAGTTCAGCATGTTGTCCAAAAATATCCAGTAACTAAGCCAACCGTCAGTTAGCTTGAACGAGATCTTTATGTCGCGGTTGAACTGCTCAGCGATCGGAACTGCGCTCTGAGCTTCTCTTTTCTTTCCTAACGTTTCCATCTGAAACGGTAAGGTGCTGTTGAACCCAGGAATGTCTATCGTCTGTATGGTGGATGCCATGAAGTCAGACAGAGATCTGTACGGAACCAGTAGGTTTTTGTAGTACTTTTCGTACTTCTGATCTATCTCCTTGTTGAAAAAATCCTGTGGGAGATTTACGAGAAAACCGTTTTGTCTAGCATTGAGTATCATACTGAATTATCTATACGATCTTCAGAGCTTTCTTCAATTCTTCAATGACCATTTCCGGCGTTATAGATCTTGTGCATTCGAACTGTCTCTCAGTTGCTTTGTGCTCCGGGCACCAGTACCAATCATCTGGCGATAACCGGTGTCGATTAAAGCAGCCTGAACACTTTCCTTCAGGCGTAAAAACTCTAAACGTGTTCAAAGTAGTTTCGGTGTACGGATAAGAAAAACCTGACACGATTACGGTGGGAGTTCCAACTGCCCAAGAAAGCCAACTCAACCCGCTTCCTATTCCAACGAAAGCTTTTGCTTCCATCAGTTCCTTGATGACTTTTTCTATGGGCCCAGCTGGTAGCTGTCTAATTCCGGTTGGGTGAGAGTTTCCCATGTACCCATCCTCTTCCTTCGACAGGAGAACTACATCGTACCCATTCTTTCTGCACCAATCTACGACAGTCTGCCAACCGTTTGCTTTATTCCAGTACTTTGATTGACACGTTGCATGCAAAGCTATCGCGATCTTCTTTTTCTTTTTGACATTTTTTGGAAGAGTTAAGATGGGTAAAGTTTCCTTGTAAGGTAATCCAAGTATGTCGAAAGCTGCTTTTTGCATAGGCTGAGGTTTTGGATCGCTTGGGTTCATGTCCAAGTTTATGACGGTTTGTTTAGTCTCAGTATTTTCCTTGTAGAACCAACCGATCTTGTACATCGCGTGCAAATCGTTAACAGCTGTTCCTGGTGTGATGAACTTTATTTCCGGGTAATTTTTTACGAACCACTCGTTGTGATGAGTCGAGCACAGCATCTCGCACTTGTGTTTCTTTCGAAATTCTTCTACCGGCGGAAACCAAGCCAAGGTATCTCCGAGAGAAGCAGATTCGATAGCAACGTAAACTCGCTTTCCTTCCAAGTCGATTGACCTGTCTAACAAAACGTCCTGAGTTTTCGTGTCAGTTATCTTTACGTGCCAATCGACGAAATACTGTCGGTAGGCCTTGGTCCACATGTTATTGTTTATCGTAGCTTTGTGGAGAACGTTTCCAGTTTTCTGATCAGTGAACTCCACTAAGTACTCGCTGGGTTCGCCGCCAACTATGTCAACGTTTGCTCCTTCAACGAAGTGGTAGTTGATCTTGAGAAAATTCTTCTCGGTCTTTAGAACCTGTTCTATGTGTTCTTTCCTGCTCTCTAAGTGTTCTGCGGCTAACCTAGCAACCTTTGTCCAATTAAAGAGTTGGTGAATTTCTTTCGATTCTTCGATCGCTCGGTTCTTGTGAGACTCGTAATTCTCGTATGCATCGCACATGACCTTTCCGAGATCATCAAAATCTGGCTCGTAGTAATTGCCGACTGTCTCGTTAAAGTGATTGTAACTGCTTTCTCTGGAGGGTTTTTCTCCTAATACTTCGACAGGTAAACCTCTACCTTCCGCAAATTCTAGCTGAGCGCAACAGTTTGAGTAGATAGCCGGAGTTCCGCAGGACATCGCTTCTATGAGAGGAAGGTTCCAACCTTCTGACCGAGAACACGACAGAAAAACGTTGACCGATTTCATCAGTCGAACGTAATCTTCCCTAGAAGGAAAGTGCAAGATCTTTATCCGACTATCAAGAAGCCCGTACTTAGTCAATCTTTCTTCGGTTGAAGTCATTCCGTCTGAAGAAAAAGGATTGTCTATGGACACGATAAGGTCGACCGGCTCGTTCTTATCGAACGTTTTTAGGAAGGTTTCTATCATCTCCTTCGTCGATTTTCGGTAATCCCACCTACCGAAAATTCCAAACGTGAACCGTTTTGGGTTTGCTGTTAGACCGTGATAGACTTTTTCAGGAAAAAAGGTAGCGACATCAACCCCTTCAGGAATAACGAATATCTTGTCTTCTGGGTAACCTTGTTTAACTGTGCACTCTTTCTGCCACTTTGACGGAACCCACATTTCGTCGAATTCCAACAATCTCTTAAAGAAATTATCCGGTTGAAGAGTTGATTCCCAAACGTTGTAAGCTATGTTGTAACCGAAGTAATCGCGGTAAAAGTAATGATGGTTGGTCTCGTTAAGAACGATGTTGATGACTGGCTTTCCTGGATTTGGGTACTTGGTGTAGATCGGGTAATCAACCAGCATCTTTTTATCGTTCCAGAGAGTCTGTTCGGTCAGAAGAGTCTTCATCTGATCGTCCATGTACGGTTCGCCGTTGTGAGGTTCGTCAGAATACCCGTTCCACGAACTGCCTATCGTGAAGTTGCGTATCTCTAACGGGACGAACTTTGAAAGTGATCTGAAAAAAGATTGCGCGTGATTATTGTAACCGGTAGTTCCTACGAGGGACGTAGCTACTCTTACTTTGTAATCGAACATTTAGTGAAAAGGCCTTTTGCCTTTTATACTGTAAATGTTGACCTGAGTTTTGTTAGAAATTGGATCGATTTTATCATCGCCTAATTTTCTATCATTTTTCTTTTCCGATTTATACTCCCTCGTCCTTGATGACGTGCATGACAAGGTTGTCCGGCCATTGAATGGAAATGGTTACGCCTCCGTTTGTTCCGTTTCCGCCTGAAACACTTCCTGTCGTTGTACGGTAACCTCCTCCGCCTCCGCCTCCAAACGCTGTTCCAGCTGTACCAGCAACTCCAGAAACGTTGCTACCGTAACCTCCACGGCCGCCGCTTCCAGCTCCAGCAGTTCCTCCTGTTCTAGCAGAAGCATTTCCTCCGTTTGCAATACTGCCAGCTCCACCGCCACCACCACCACCGTAAGTAGAAATAGTGCTAGCACCGTTACCTCCAGTGTACCCAGTGCCAGTAGTAACGGTTCCGCCAGCTCCACCTGTTGCTGAGTTATTGGCAACACCTCTTCCTCCCTGAGCTCTAGCTAACGTTATGGGAGTACCAAATCCTCCGTCTTCTGCTAATTCCAAAGTTACTAGCGAATCTCCGCCGTTAACAGCTAAGTCGCTTCCTCCTGCTCCAACTATGACAGTTAACCTAGCGTTCCACATTTTATTGTCATACGTAGTTAAACTGTTGGGTTCAGCGTAAGCGCCACCTCCTCCACCTCCGCCTCTTGTTCCGGTAGGGTAGGTTATGTCAGCTCCACGACCTCCAGCTGCCCAGCAACGCACAGCTTTAAGCACGCAGCCAAATGGTAAGGTGTATTGTGATGTTCCTGGGGTTTTTAGAGTTCCTTCGAATGCTCCCATCGATTTTCGTATTTTTAGGTTCCGGCTAGGGTTACCACAAGCTGTCCAGCAGTTCCGGACGTAGCGGTTATTTCAACGACCAACCAGTTGCCAGCAGCTATATCGACTGCATTAACGGTACCTGTACCAGCAGAAGTGGTAGCGGTAGTAGGTTGGACTGACGTGTTTGTGAATGACCCTGGTGCAGTTCCGTACAGAACCTTGAATGATACACTTGTATTTGAACCTACGAAAGTATCGCACCTTGTTGGAGTGAATTTACCGTTGAGCCTTGGTCCTAACACAGTGGCAACAGCTGGGTTAACTATAGCCCAAGTAAAGGTTCTTTCTACTGGTCCGCCGCTTGCCCCATCTGCACCAGAAGTTCCTGATGTACCCGATGAGCCCGAAGATCCTGCTGCTCCAGAAGTTCCAGACGAACCTGACGTTCCTGAGGAACCTGAGGAACCTGCTGCTCCGGTTTTTGTTTTTATAGTACCGTCAGATTCTTTGACCAGAACTTCGTTTGACGTTCCGCCGGAAGGAAGGCTCGTTGCAGAGAAACTGGTGCTTGTTAACGTAAGGTTCGGAGTGTATATTGTGTCAGTCGCAGTGTCGTAATAAAGGTCAGTATCAGTAGTGAAATTTGCATTTCCGTCGGTTCCTGACGTACCGGATGAACCGCTTGAGCCCGCTGCGCCACTAGTACCAGAAGATCCTGAGCTACCAGCTTTGCCTGACGAACCAGACGAGCCAGATGATCCAGAAGTACCGCTTGAGCCGCTGGAACCGGAAGTACCGGATGAACCTGATGAACCGCTAGTGCCAGAAGATCCAGAGCTACCAGCTTTTCCTGACGAACCGGATGAACCTGAGCTTCCAGAAGTGCCGGAAGATCCAGAGCTACCAGCTTTTCCTGACGAACCGGATGAACCTGAGCTTCCAGAAGTGCCGGAAGATCCGCTGGACCCTGATTTGCCTGATGATCCTGAACTACCTGAAGACCCGCTTGTTCCAGATGAACCTGAGGAACCAGATTTACCAGATGAACCTGATGAACCTGAAGACCCGCTTGTTCCAGATGAACCTGAGGAACCAGATTTACCAGATGAACCTGAAGAACCTGAAGACCCGCTTGTTCCAGATGAACCTGAAGAACCAGATTTACCAGATGAACCTGAAGACCCGCTTGTTCCAGATGAACCTGAAGAACCTGAAGACCCGCTTGTTCCAGATGAACCTGAAGAACCTGAAGACCCGCTTG